TTATCGCGACAACCCCTTGATGCGTCTTGTTCTTTGCCTGTTGACGGGAACCCTGTGTGCCGAATCCGTGCCAACCGGCCCCGTCTGGGCATCGAAGATCGCCGCCAGATCGCGGCCGGCGCCGTCCGCGTGAACGTAGGTTTCGAGGAACAGCCGAGCCGACTTCCAGCCGCCCGCCTCCATGGCCGCCTTGACGTGCGCCCCAGCGTTCATGGCGTTGGTGCCGAAGCTGTGACGCCCCGCCGCGTGGGTGCCCTTGCGCTCGATCCCCGCGCGGTCGCACACCGCGGCCATGCGTCGGTTGACCGCCGCCGGGTCGGTATAGCGGAACACGGGCTCACCGGGTCGCGGATCCAGCGCCGACAACCGCACCACCAGCTCGGCCGTCAGGTGGCGCACCGACCACTCGTCGGTCTTGGTCCGCTCCAGCAGCGCGACCCGGCGGCCGAGATCCACATGCTCGCCCATCAGCCGCACGGCCTCGGACCGGCGCGCGCCCGTCTGGTGCATGAACAGGACAATGGCGGACAGATGGGGCAGCCCGTCCGCGTCCGCCCGCGCCATGAACTTCTCGAGCCACAAACGGCTGGCAGGCTTGGCCTTTCGGGCCTTTCGGGCCTCGAAAATCTCGACGCTGATCCGGGGGCACCAGCCCATCGAATGCGCATGGTTGATGACCGCGCGGGCGGGGATGATGACCTGACGATTGCGCGTGGCAGGACTCGCGTGAGGGTAGAGCGTCAAGGCGGCTTCGCGGACCTCGCCGGGCCGGATGGTGGCGACATGACGGCCCTTGAAGTGGCTGAGGAGGGGCGCGAGGAAGCGCCGCTCGCCGCCTTGGGTCACGTAGCTGGCGACCGCTTCCTCGAAGGTGCGGACGGCTTCTTCCCCATAGGAATGACGTTTCCACAGGCGCGCTTCGAGGAGCGCGCAGAGCTCCTCGGCCCGGGCGCGGTCACGAGTGCCCAGGCTCTGTCGAACGCGCTGTCCCCCGATGGTGCCAGAGGCGTGCCAGACGCCGTTGCGGGCCTTGAGGACGAGGTTTGGCACGCGAACGCCTCCCTGAGCCGCGCGACGTGTTCGGGATAGAACACCTTCTTGCGCCGCCCGCGCAACTCCCAGAACAGGGGGGCGCCGGGCTCGGGCCGGGCCAGGCGGGCCAGCATCTCCGAAAAGGTACGACGGGACACGCCCAATGCGCGGGCGGCCCCGTTCATGTCCAGCGGCTCCACAGCCCACGCGGGCAGAGGCTGAGACGGACGCGCGGCGGGCATCAGCGGTCCCATTCCTCCTCAAAGAGACGATAGAAACCCGAGATCCTGCACTCGTCGCAGTTCCAGCCCCTGCGGTAGAAGTGGGCGCACTCGTCCTTCCGGTGCGGATTCTCTGGGCCATATTCCCAGTTTTCCACGACAAACCCCGCATCGTCGTACCAGATCGCGCGCGCCCGCTCGAAGAAGGCCCTCCAGTGGTCCCGTTCGGCCTGCAACCGTTCCAGCGCTTGCCGAAGCTCCTCTCGCTCCGCGAGGAGAGCACGCAGGGTGGCGGCACCCTTCTCGTGCGCCGCAATGGCCTCGGCAACATGGGACGGATCGAGGCAGACCCGTTCCGGGTCGGCGCGGAGATCGGCGGCATGGCGATCATGCATCGCCGCCAATGCCTCCACCGCCACCCTGCTCGTGTCCGTGCGGTCCTCGTCCATCACTCGCCTCCTTTCGCCTTGTGCGCCAGCTTCGCCGCGGCCAGCAGCAGCGGGCGCAGCTCCGGCTCCGCCTTGTCGTAGGCCAGCACGCGCCTGCCATGGCGCGACGCCCCAGCCAAGCGAGGCAGCAGGGCGCGCGGCACCGCCTCCCAGTTCGAGGAGTCACAGTTGGCCCGGTCCCCGTCCAGGCACTTGAGGGCATACCCCTCAGGCAACGGGCCGTTCGACCTCTCCCACAGCCACTTGTGCTTAAGGACGCTCCGCGTCGCAGCGCCGGTATACGGGTTGCGCTCGTCCACGACGAGCCAGACATAGCCGTCCTCGTCGCCCAGCCGCTCGAGCTGCGCGAAAAGGTGGTCGTTGAGATCCCCCAGCTTGTTCTTCACTTGGCCACTCCCTGCCATTCCATGCCCCACAGGGCCAACCACCCGGCCCACATGGCTGTTGCCCCACCGCACTGCACCAGGTCCGCGACCGTCTCGGCCACGGCGATGACAGCCACAGCCCAGATCATCGTCGCCAGGAACGGCGGAAGGTTGCCCCCCATCACCGCCCCTCCGTCATGCCGGGGGCGGCCATCGCCGCGTCGCGCAGCGCCTCCCACGCCTGCCACCCCAGCCACCCGATCCAGGACCAGAGGGCCACACAGGCAACCAGCGCCGCCGCCCACACGAGGACATTGACCCAATCGACCCCCCCCCTGATGGGCGTCGAGCCGCGCCTGCCAGGTCCGGTCCGGGTCGAACCCCTCGGACGTCCCGGCGCGGTCCAGCACGTCGAGCAGCCACACGATGTCCCCGTCCCCGGACGGCGGGGCGACGCGGTTGGCCGGGACAGGCGGGGGAAGACGAGCCGGGCGGGTCATCTGGAGGCCTCCTGTTCGTCGATCCTGCGCACCATCTCCGCCGCCTCCCGCGCGGGCTCGGGCGAGCACAGCCACGCCAGAAACTCCCGGTCCGTCTGCGGGCGGGGCGGGGGGCGGTCGATATTGGCGGGGCGGGACTGCGGCACCACCATCACGCCGCCTCCCACCGGCTGTCGTCGCAAAGCGCGTCGCGGTCGTCGCCATGCCGCCCACGCCTCCGCCCGCCAGCGCGGCAGATGCGCCGCGAAGGGGGGCATGAGCAGCACCCCCTTGGGCAGCCGCTCGCCGTCGATGTCGGCCGAGAGCAGGACCACATCGTCCCGCTCCCAGCCGCCGCGCCAGCCGCAATCGCGCTGGGGCTCCTCCCAGCGCAGACCGACAAGGTCCCACGCGAGCCGGAGCGTGCCCAGCTCGCCGAGGTCGTGGACGCTCTCGAATACAGGCATCACAGGTCCTCCTCCGCGCGCTCGAATGCGTCGAGCTCCTCCTCCAGCCGCGCGTGCATCTCCGGGTCGAGGCGTCGCATCGTGGCGATCATCGCCGCATTGGCCTCGCGCGCCCGCGCCGCGCCCGCGTCCATCGCGTCCGCGAGGATCGCGTCGTAGGCGGAGGCCAGATGGGCGAGCGCGTCCGGGTCGGGCTCGTCCTCCGGGGGCGGCGGCTCGGCCGCCCGGGCGTTCCGGGCGCGCCGCGCGCGGGGCGGCGCCTCGGGCTCCGGCTCCGGCTGCCGGTCGGGCTCGGGCTCGGGCGGCGGCGCGGCCTGCGCCTCGATCACCGGCCCGTCCTCGGGGTGCTGCGCCAGACGCCCGAAATCCACCGGCGCCTCGTCCACCTCCAGCGCCTGCGCAAACTCGACCGAAATGGGCATCTCGCCCCGATTGGCGAGCGCGCGCAACGCCGTCTTGCGCGCCATCGCGTCCTCGTGCGCGATCCAGGGCGCACCCTTGTCGCCCTTGGCGACCGCCCGGCGATAGCCCTGCGAGAGGTCGCGGACCCTCATCACCTCCGGCCAGGGCAGGACCACGAACGCCTCGCCGTCCTTGAGCTTGACGTAGCAGTAGGCCGCGACCTTGCGGCCCTCGCGCGGCCCGGGCTTGTGCCGCAGATGCATCCCGGAGCCGTATTCGTAGGACCACAGCTCGTCGTCCGAATAGACCACGTCCGAGTGGAGCGAGACCACGAGCCCGGAGCGGCGCGCCATGTCCGCCATGCCCTTGTAGCCCACGACCAGCGTGACCGACTTCCCGAAGGGGATCAGGTAGGCGTGGCCCAGCGGGGTGTTGGGCTCCAGACCGAGCGTGGCGCACTGCATCAGCGCGCCGAGCAGGCTCATCGGCTCGCAGTCGGCCAGCGCGGGCGTGGCGCGGATCGAGTTCGCCATCACGCGCATCATCCGCTCGGGATTGAGGTGGCGGGCGGCGACCTTGGCGAGCTGCTCCTGCGCCTGCCGGTTGACGAGCAGCTCGCGGACATTGGCGACCTGCCGCAGCGGCTTGTCGGCCGCGCGGACGAGGCTGCCGGAGGGCGGGGGGGTCATCATGCGACAATCCTCTCGATGGCAATGGCAAAGCCGGGGATGTGGTCGGGGGCGTCCGGCCCCCGCAGGTCGGCATTGGCGAGGCGTTCCAGGAGCGCCGCGACCTCCGCGCGGTCGCGGTAGTGGATGAGCGCGCGGTTGAGATTGACGAGGCGGGCGACCCGCCGGGTGCGCTGCGCGAGCGTCCGGCCGCCTCCGGTCGCGGAGGCGATCCGCACGCGCGTGTCCCCGCGCTCCAGGGCGGCGATGCGCTCCTCGATGACCGCGATGGCGTGCTCCGCCGCCGCCTCGCCGATCACGTCATGGGCGCACGCGGCCCGCTCGCGCTCGGCCTCGGCCGCCGCCAGATCGGCGCGGGCGCGGGCCAGCGCCTCGGACCTTTCGGCCTCGCGTCCGGCCTGCTCGCGCTCCGCGTACTCGGCCAGCAGCGCCTTGATCCGCTCCGCCGCCGCTTCGAGCGGGGCGAGGAGCGGGGCGAAGGCCGCCTGGACGGCCTTGGCCGCCTCGTCGTGGGGCCGCTTGGCTTCGCGCCGCGCCTCGTCGACCTCGCGGTGCAGCGCGCGGAGCGCCGTCAGGAAATCGCCCGCGCGGGAGGCATCGGCCGCGTCCGCGACCGCGCCCTCGTCGAGCCATTGCCCGGCCGTCTCGGCCATGGCCCGCACCCGCGCCTCGAAGGCGTCGAGCGCCGCCGGATCGACCGGCGGGGGGCGGTTGTGCCCCATCGGGGGCGGGGCGGCGTCATCCATGGCGGGGCTCCCTCCGGGGGCCGAGGGCCAGCGCCTCGGCGGGCAGGCGGACATGCGTGGCCTCCATCGCGGGCGAGGAGGCGACCAGCGCCACCAGAGCCTCCCACGCCTCGCGCGGGATCGGCCGGCAGCGCGTCCAGATGCGGGCGGGGTCCACGCGCTCGCCCCGCTCGGGGCTGCCGACGAGCGCGTGGAGCGTCTCGGGCGCGACCAGCTCCCCCGTCTCCGGGTCCGTGGGCTGGTCGAGCCAGATCAGGACGGGCACCCACGGCCCGCCCGCGACGAGCCGCATCCGGTAGGTGCCCGGCTGGGGCTCGTCCTCGTGGCGCGGCAGGCGCCCGTCGCGGAGCGCCGCCGCGTGCCAGCCGAGGCCGGCTTGGGGCGTGGGGCGGCGCATCACCGCCGCTCCAGGAGGGCGGCGAGCTCCCCCGCCCCGACCGGGCCGAGGAGCGCCAGCACGTTGCGCAGCTCCTCGGCCGCGGCATCTGGGTCATGGGCGAGCGTGCCCGCCGCGTGGCGGTTCTCCGGCGCGGGCGGGCTCATCAGGACGCCGCCCTGCGGCGTCACGAAGAGAATGCGGGGCAGGGGCATCGGGGTCACTCCGTGAGGGTGGGGGCGTCGGCGGTGGCGGGCTCAGGGGCCGTTTGACGGGCGACTCTCATCCCGGCGGGCTGGGAGCCCATGCGCAGAGGCCAGAGCGGACAGGCTACACAGACGCATTTGCGCACCTCTGCGGCGTTGCCGCCGCAGCAGTCGAGGCACTTGGCGCGGATCGCGGCGAGGCCGACCAGCGGATCGGGCATGACCGCCCGCCACTCATGGGCGGGGATCGTGCGGGGGTCGCGGCCGATCAGATGACCGCCATCCGCCTCGTAGGGCGACGGGGCTAGAAAGGGATGGGCCATGGCAGGGTCCTCAGCAGGGTGGCTGAGGTGAAAATAATGGACGCTCGTCCATTCGTCAAGGAAAATAGTGGACGCTAGTCCATTATCCTATGGCACCCTCGTCCCCCCGTGCTATCCTTCCGCTGCGCCGGGGGACGGCGACGATATGTCGTCATGGACTACATCTTAGCCTTTAGCTAAAGATGGTTCATGAAGCGGATCACCTACACCAAGGCGGCGACCAAGGCCCTTCTGGCGATGCCGAGGAACACGGCGGAGCGCATCCGCGAGAAGATCGGCGCCTATGCCGCCGATCCGGTCTCGCAGGCCAACAACGTGAAGGCCCTCAAGGGCCGCGAAGGCATCCGGCTCCGGGTCGGCGACTGGCGCGTGATCATGAACGACGAGGGCACGGTGCTGGCCGTGCTCAGGATCGCCCCCCGTGGCGGGGCCTACGACTGAGGACCGAACCCATGATCGACACCGTGACCATCCCCCGCACCGAATACGACGCCCTCCTCGCCGCCCGCGAGGAACTCGAGGACCTGCGCTCCTATGACGAAGCGATGGCCGCTCTCGCCCGGGGGGACGAAGAGCTGCTGCCCGACGACATGGTGGCGCGCCTCGTCGCCGGCGAAAGACCCCTGCGCGTCTGGCGCGAGCACCGGGGGCTGTCCCAGTCCGAGCTGGCCCGGCGCTCGGGCGTCAACCGGGTGCAGATCGCCGACATCGAGGCGGGGCGGAAAACCGGCTCCATCGCGACGCTCAAGAGCCTGGCCACTGCGCTCGGGATCAGCCTGGACGACCTGGCCTGAGGCCGCGCGCCTTTATGGATTGGCGATTATATACCGTGCAAAACGGCGGGCCTGACCTGCCTTGAGGCGGTATTCATAGGACCTGATGAGGTAGCTTGGCCTTGATCCTGCTCTGATCCTTCAGGCACGACAGGCCGACAGGGAGGACAGGATGACAGGGTTGCTGCAACTGCGGATCAGCATCGACGGGCAGAACGTCCTGGAGTTCGGGCCGGGAGACAGCGTCATGGTCCCGATGGACCATGACGAGCGCGCCCTCTGTCGCAAGGCCCTGGAGGGCGCGCTCTTGCTCCTGGCTCAGACGGTGGTCACATATCCCACCTTTGCCACGGCAGACGGGAAGGATGGAGCCGCGACACGAACTGGACAACATCTTGCCGATTGCCGCGAAGGCGCCGATTGGATTCGCCCATCAGGACGACCACGGAGCAGCGGAACTTCACCGCTACGGCTCGTATCACTTCGGATGACCGAGACGGACTGTCGATGACGTGGTTTGCCACGAGCGCAACCACAAAGGTCACGCCTTGTTCGCGCACAAGCGCGGCTTGAAGCTGGGCCATCAAGGCCTCCACGAGTTTGTGGGGAGACGCTTGACCTACGCAGCCACCTGTAGGATACCCTGCCACGTGAGCTCATAGAACGAAGCGCCTCGCCAGGCGTTGGAGATAGTGCCAAGGTGTGCGACCACCTTGGCACGTTCTTTATTACATGGCTGTCATGCAAGCTGTCGAGCCGACGGGTTCGCTTTGTGGCCCGGAAAGGTTCGGGCTGCGTTCTGGTGCCTGTTCTCTTTGGCGCGGCAGCGGGTCGGGAGTGCGCTGCGGGACATGAGGGCGGCGGGGCTGGTGGTGCGGGATGGGTGAAAGTGGAGGCTGGCCCCGTAGGGCCAGCCACGGGCCGTCAGGCGGCCTTGCGAGCGGCTTCTTCGCTGCCGGGGTAGCGCTTGCCGGTCAGGACTTCGCTGATCCGCCCCTGGTTGACGTCGAAGCGGGCGGCGATGCGGCTATGGAGCCAGCCGGTCCAGTGGAGGCGCCAAACCTCCACCGCATCCTCGAAGGTGAGCCGGTAGCTCGGCTGCCGGGGGTGTTTTGCAGGCGTGGAGTTGTGGTGGTCGATAGGCGTCATGCCCATGGTCCTTTTCGTGTGGGACCACCAACCGGCGCTTGACGCGAGAATCCACCCCATGTCATAGGACAGGGGTGATATCACGCAACCGCCGGCTGATGGCGGAGCTTCTAACGCCACGAGGGGGTTACGGCCCTCGTGGCGTCTCCTTTTTACAGGGTGCCCCCGATGAGTCGTCAGGGGAACACAAGCAGCCCATCGACTCCACTCCCCCAACTGTTGCGGTGGTGTCACGACCCCCGCTGCCAGGGGCCCTTCCAAGCCCTGCTGACGGGCGAGGCCATGGCGGAGGCGTGGACGCAGGCGAGGCAGACGGGCAAAGGGCTCGGGCGGCCCGTTCCCGACGAAGCGGCCAAGGAGCAGATGGCGCGGTGAGCCCGCCCCGGATTACGCGGCCGCCGGGCCTTCCTCGAAGGGGCGGAGCGCTCAGGCGACGGCAGCTTCCTTGATCTCCCGGAGCAGAAAGGCCATCGCTCCTTCCGGGTCGCTCCCGAAGACCGGCGTCCGAAGGCCCCGGTTTACGGCAACCTCCATCGTTCGGTTCGACACCGAACCCCCGCCGATCCGTTCGACGACGGCAAAGACGGGAGCATCATCCTTTTCCCGCCCCATGTGCCGAACCAGCGCCGTCAGCATCCTCTCGTTGCTGGTGGCAGCGTAGACGATGGCGGCGCGGCGGCCGGTCTGCACCGACGTTACAACGAAGTCGGCGGGGAGGTCGGCATGCTCCTCGTCCTCGATGCGGAACCGGTCTCCCAGACGGCGCTCGGCCTCGGCCCGTACATCCTCGGCGAAGGTGGAGGCGATGTGTTCCTGCGTAAGCAGATGGAGGTCACGCGCGCGGATCAGCGCCGAAACAAAGCGGGCTGCCGCGCGGCCGAAGTCGGCCGCCGTGACAGGTTCGGACCGGATCTGACACGTGTCGCGGTCCAGGTATGCCCCCTCCTGTCGCAGGATGCCCGCGAGGAGCTGCGCACGCGTCCCCGACTCGATAGGCAGGCCGGATGCGACGGCCGTAGCGAAGAAGTCGCCGTCATCCTCGAGCACGATCCCATCGGCGGTCTCCACCACGTAGAAGGTCAGCGGATCGCCATCGGGCAGAAGAAAGCCCGTCGAGACGGCCAGACCGACGGGCACCGCCGCGACGGATGCGCGCTCGCAGAAGACGCGGCACAACGCCTCATGGGCCTCCTCCGGCAGCATCGAACAGGTCTCCTTGATCGGCTGGCACCCTTATACGCAGAATCGCAGCTACCGCGCGAAAAAAGGAGGTCCTCGTCCAAGCCAACTTGCGCCGGTGGAAAGCGTCATCCGCCGGAAGGCGGTGCGACATGCCCTCCAGCGAGGCAGGCCCCGACAGAAGATGACCGTTGCAAGGCGCGTGGACGTGCAGACCTTCCTTTCCGGGCTGCGCTTCTACCCGCAGGAGCACCCGCCATGCGGTCCCATCGGCCGTCACCATCAGGAAAGCTTTCCACTTCGCGAACTTGGGAGCCACGAGCAAGAGCACGACATGGGCTTCGGCTCCACATGTCAGCGTAATGCTTCGCCATTCCCAGTCGCGCCGTGCCGGTATACCCCTCGGGAAGACCGGAGCAAAGCGTGGCGATACCCTCCCCCCGCGCCATCCCGTGTCCGCCTTTATGGATTTGGCGCGACGGGCAAGGGCGCGAAGCATCGCGCCGCGCTTTACGGTTTCCATCGTTGGCCATCCGGCTTGCCTTGTGCGCCCGCTGGGGCCCTCACAGCGCCCCTCCTGCCCAGACGACGCGGCCGATCACGCTGATGGCGTCGAGGGGGTATTCCTCGCGCGGATAGGCCGGGTTCTCGGGCAGCGCCCAGACATGGCCCGCCCGCGCCGAGCGGATCATCCGCTTGATGTGGATCGTCTCTCCGTGGCGGAAGACATAGAGGCCCTCGACGTCCGGGACGGTCCGGCCCATGTCGATCAGCACGAGGTCGCCGTCCTCGAGGAGGGGCCTCATCGAGTCGCCCGCCACGGTGATGAGCGCGAGGCGCCTGGGATCGGCGCGGATCACCCGGCGGATGTAGTCCATCGCGAACGACACCCGGTCGGTGACCGCCACATACTCGTCCGGGATCTGCCCCGGCCCCGCAGACGCCCGCACGTCGTAGATCGGGATCAGGGCAGTGTCGGCGGGTGAGGGCGGGTGCAGACCGGCTTCGTCCTCCATGCCAAGCACGGCTGCGATGCGTCGTGCCCGATCCGCGGAGGTGGTTCCGCCGGGCCTCTGCAACAGCTTGTAGATCGCATCTCTCGACACGCCTGAACGTCTGGCGAGTTCGGGAACCTTGATCCCCGTCTCCTCCATACGTCGGACCATCCGCTCTCGAAAACTGTCCTCTGCCATTGGCCTATCGAGCCACATTCGTGGCCATTCGTCCAATGGACGATAGTCCTTGACTTCTTGTGGACAGCCGTCCATGTCTTTTCTCATGCTGACCGACCGTGAAGCCCTCATTGAGGAAGTCCGTGCCTACTGCGCTGCCGCGGGGATCGAGGCCTCGACACTCGGCGTAAGAGCCTTGGGCAACAGCCGCTTCTTCGACCGCTTCTTGCGGCGTGCGGAGCAAGAGGCCGAGGCGGCCGAGAAGCTTCGCGCCTACATGGCCGAGAACCCGCCCGAGGCTCGACGTGCGCGTGCTGCGGGCGAGGCCGCCTGATGCTGGCCTGCGCCCGTTCCTTGCGCGTCCGTCCTCTCATGCGGGGGCGTGGCTGCGCCAGGCCCAGTCCCAGTGCAGGCCCCACCAGGGGCGGCCCCAGGTCCAGCGGCGCGGGGTGGGCATCGTGATGGTCATGGCGTCCTCCGGCAGTGGCGCGTGGGAGAGACATGGGGAGGCCTGTTGTCGGTTTCCCGACGAAACCGCCGCGCGGCGCTGGTTCCGGGGCCTGCTCTGGCAGGCCTTCCCGGCCGCGCAGACCGACCACGACCTCGCGCGGCGCGCGGCGGCCACGCTCGAGGTGAGCGAGAGCCGGGTGCGCGGGTGGCTGCGCTGCGAGCACGACGCGAAGCTTCGGGAGGTCCTGCGCGTCCTCGCGCTGGCCGGGGCGAGCGTGGTGCTGCCCGACGATGGGGGCGAGGGATGACAGACGTCCGCGACGCCTTCGCCGCGCAGTTCGCGGACGCCGTGCTGTCGGGCCGCCTCGGGCCGTCCTGGCGGAGCCGGATCGTCTTCGCGGACCTCGCGGCGCAGGCCTACGCCTATGCCGACGCGATGATGGCGGCGCGGGGACGGGGGGAGGGCGGTCCGGCGCCCGACTTGGAGCGCCTGCGCGCGGAGATGACCAGGCTTGCGGCCGGATCGTGGGGCGAAGGAGGCGGGTCGTGACGGCCCCGACCCTCCCGCGCCTATGGCCGCCTCGCCCTCGGCGCGTCGAGCGCCGCGCGCGCGCTGCGCTAGACCTTCGCCTCGCGCAGGGCGGCGTTGATGCGGCTCTGCCAGCCCGGCCCCGTGGCGCGGAACTTCTCGAGCACGTCGGGGTCGAGGCGCAGCGACACCTGCACCTTGGGCGCGGCCGACTTCGGCCGGCCGCGGCCGCGGCGGATGCTCTCGGCCAGGTCGGGGAAGACCTCGGCGAAGGGGCGGGCCTGCGCCAGTTCCTCGTCGGTGGGCTCGAAGGCCGCGGCCTCGCGCACCTCGTCCCAGTCCTCCTTCGTGTAGCCACGCCCTGGCACGAACTCCGTCATCCGCTTGCGCTTGGTCATAGCAGGCTCCTTTCCTTTCGGCTGGCGGGCCGCATGGAGATGACCGACACGGCCTCGCGGCCGAGCGGGGCGAAGACCACCGCCAGCGCCAGCCGGTTCAGGCGCCCGACGGCCATCCAGCGCCCCTTCTTCGCCGGCACGATCACCGCGCCCTCGAAGAACTCCGGCGTCAGGTCGGCGAAGTCGAGGCCCCGCTCGTCGAGGGTCGCCAGCCGCTTCGGTTCATCCCACACGATCCTCATGGGAATATCTGTATCACAACAAATCGCGGCGTCAAGAATATTCGTGATGCGGAAAAAGGGGGGCCGCGCATGTCGGTGAGAGCCGAGCTGCTCGCCCGTCTGCTGGCCGCGCTGGGCCTCGCCGTTCTCGCCGCCCGCGTGCGCGAGCGCGACCGGCAGCGCCCCGGCCGGAGGGACCGCGCATGAGCGCCCCCACCGTGTCCCGCGCGCGCCCCATCCTCCCGCGCGCGCGCCACCCCGGCCCGCCAGCCTGTGGCCGGGACACCTGCCCCCCCGGCGCGTCCGACCGCCGGGGGGGGCTTTTTGTATCTTGACCTCCCCGCCCTCCGGCGGCTGCGCGGCCTCATCGACGCCGCCATCGCCGCGCTGGAGGCCGTCGAGTCCGCCCTCGCGGAGACCGCCCATGCCCCGACGCCGCCCGCCCCCGCCGCCCCGCTCCCTGTGGGAGGGGGTGGACCTGCTGGAGGCGTGGCGCGCCGTCAGCCCGGCCGAGGCCGCCGGCCTGCGCAGCCTGCTCCGGTCGCCGCGCCCGACCCTGATCCCGGGCGGACACCCGATGATGAAACCCATCCTCGCCCTGCGCCTCCTGATGACGGAGACGCGGGGCAGCGCGTAGGGACCCCCGCGCCCGCGGCAGGCGCAGCCGCGGCCGGGGACGGGCCGGGGGATGGCAGGCCCCCGGCCCACCATCTGCGCGGATGGGGCGGACTCACCGCCCGGCAGGCCCACGCGCTGCTCTGCGACCACCTCGACGCGGTGGCCGATCCCGACTGGCCGCCCGCGCGCGACCTCGCGCTCGTGCAGGGCGTCGTCGCCCGCAGCGCCACCGCCGGAGCGGAGGCCGCAGGCTGCGACCCGGAGGAGGCCCGCACCCGCTTCGCCCGGCTGACCGCGCCCATCCGCGAGGCCGCCACGATCCGAGGCCGCACCGTCATGGCCTGCAACACCGACGGACAGACCATGCTCGCCGCGCTGCTGCGCGAGCGGGCGGACGATGAGGAGAGAGCGACATGACGGACGAGCAGTATGACGACGCGTGGATGCCGGATCTCGAAGCCGCGGCCCGAGCGGGCAAGGACGCGCGCCCGCGCATGAAGGAGACCGCCGAGGACCGCGCCGCAAAGGCCAAGGCGCTGGGCAGCACCGGGCAACGCATCCTCGAGTTCATCCACCGCTACGAGGCGGAGGAGTCGGACAAGATCGAGGCCGCCGCCCGCATGAAGGCGGTCATGGAGGAGGCCAAGGGCGAGGGGTTCAACGTCAAGGCGATCAAAAAGATCATCGCCGACCGCAAGCGCAGCCCGGACGAGGTGCGCGAGGAGGAGGATACCCTCCGCCTCTACCGCGAGGCCATCGGGATTTGAGCTTCGGGACACGCCGCCCATGACCCCCATCCTCGCCCTCGACCTCGGCACCGTCACCGGCTGGGCGCTCCGCGACGCGGAGGGCATGATCCATTCCGGCGCGCAGCCGTTCCGCCCCCGCCGCTTCGACGGCGGCGGCATGCGCTACCTGCGCTTCGCCGAATGGCTGGGGGATCTGGACCGCATGGCCGGGCCCTTCGGGCGCGTGGCATTCGAGGAGGTCCGCCGCCACGCCGGGACCGACGCCGCCCACATCTACGGCGGGCTCATGGCCACGCTCACCGCCTGGTGCGAGCAGCGCGGCGTGCCCTACGAGGGCGTCCCGGTCGGCACGATCAAGCGCCACGCCACCGGCAAGGGGAACGCGCCGAAGGAGGCGATGATCGCCGCTGCCCGCGCATGGGGGCACGAGCCCGCCGACGACAACGAGGCCGACGCGCTCGCCCTGCTGCGCTGGGTCATGGACGGAGGGCAGGGATGAGCCGCGCGCCCCTTCCGCCCTGCTCGCGCTGCGGCGCCGCGTTCGCGCCCTTCGGATTCCTCTGGCCCGACGGGCGGCGCTTCCACGCCTGCCCCGACTGCCAGCCCCGCGCCAAGGCCGCCTTCGAGAAGGCCCGCCGCGAGGCGGGGAGGGTCAGGGCGTGACAGACCGTCGCTCACTCCGCCGGCAGCACGGTCAGGCGCAGGCCCAGTGCGCGGGCCACGCCGAGCAGCGTCGAGAGACGGGGGTCGCCGTTTTCGCTCACCGCCTTGTAGAGGCCCACGCGGCTGATGCCGGCTTCCTCGGCCACCCGGCTCATGCCGCGCGCGCGGGACAGCGTGCCGAGCGCGCGGGTGATATCCGCCGTGTCGCCCGTCTCGAGCGCGGCGGCCAGATACTCGGCCTGCGCCTCGGGGGTGCCGAGATAGTCGGCAGCGTCGAAGGGTGCGGTTTCGATGGGCATTCAGACCTCCATGGCCATCGCGATGGCCCGCTTGATGTCCCTGTCCTGGGACGACTTGTCGCCACCGCAGAGCAGGATCACGACCTCCTCCCCGCGCTGGCAGAAGTAGAGCCGGTAGCCCGGCCCGTGGTCGATGCGCAGCTCGCCGATGCCGTCGAACCGCTTCGTGTCGCCGAAGTGACCCGCCGCCAGCCGTTCGATGCGCAACACGATCCGCGCCACCGCGCGGGCGTCCCTCAGACCCTTGAGCCACTTGTCGAACACGGCGGTGCGGCGAACGCTGATCATGCGATAACTATAGTTATCAGGTCGGGCCGACGCAAGGGGTCTGTCAACGATAGTTTGCAGTGGGTGCAGCCATGACCGACCGGCCGCCCGTCTGGTCGGACGAGGCCATCCTCGACGTGCTCCATCGCATGGAGCACCTCGGCCAGTCCGCCTCCGAGGTGGCCCGCGCCTACGGCACCACGCGCAATGCCATCCTCGGGCTGAGACACCGCGTGCTCGGCCCGCAGGACAGCCGACGCCCCACGGCAGGGGACGGGACCATGCCGCCGGACTGGTGGAGGCGCTGATGAGCGTGCGGATGATGGCTCGGGTGTGGGACAGGGGCCCCGAGGACCGCGACGAACTGCTGGTGCTGCTGGCTTTGGCCGACTTCGCTGACGACGAGGGCTTCTGCTACCCGTCCATGCCCGCCATCGCGGCCAAGGCTCGCATGACGGAGCGGGGTGTGAGGGGCATCCTGCGGCGCCTCGAGGCGTCGGGTTGGGTGACGACGGAGAGGGGCGGGGGCAAGGGCCGCAGCAGCCGCTACCGTGTCAACCCTGACCCCCCAAGCCATGCCCAACCCGGAACCCCATTCCCGGAACCCCATTCCCGGAATGCCAAACCCGGAATGCCAAACCCGGAATGGGAGAGCACCAAACCCGGAACGGCACGACACCAAACCCGGAACCAGGGTTCCGGGAAACCATCAGTAACCATCAAGAACCGCCCCCCCCCCCTATAATCCCCCCCCCTCCTCCCGTCGGGGGGGGCGAGGACGCGACCGCCGCACGGATCAGGGCCACGCTCTGCGAGGTTCTGCCCGAGCCTGTGGCGGACGACTACATCGCCCACCGCAAGGCCAAGCGCGCCCGTCTCACCCCCCGGGCAGCCCAGCTCATCGCCGACAGACTGCGAGCCATGCCCGACCCCGTCGCGGCGGTGGAGCACAGCATCGCCATGGGCTGGACAGGCGTGTTCGACCCGCCCGCGCCCCGCGCCATCCCGCCGCCGGGCCCCGAGCCCGACCTCGATGCCATCTTCGCTGCCATCCGCGCCAAGCGCCAATCCGGGGGGCACCCGCCGTGACCGACCGCAACGACCACCTTGAAGCCCGCCTCCGGGCGCTGCTGGCCCGCCGGACGCCGCCCCGTGGCATCGCCGGACAGGCGCTGGCAGACGAGGCCGAAAGCCTGATCGCGGCCGTCCTGCGCCTCGCCCCGGCCATGGGCTACGAAGCCTGGTGGGAGGCCGTGGCGCGGACGGTGGAGGAACGGCACCGCAGCCGGTCATGGCCTACGGTCGGGGACATCGCGGACGCCGCCCGGGAAGTGCGGACGCGCAGCCCCGGCCACGACGCCGGCCCGGCTGCGGCCGACCAGCACAGGGAGGCAGCCATGGTGGACCTGCTCGAGCGTCATTTCCGGGCGACCGGCGCGCCGCTCGGAGGGGTCAACCGGGCGTCCCGCACGGCCGCACTGATCCGACGGGGCGTTCTGGCGGATGCCCGGGAGGCGCGGCATCGCGGGTTCGACCTGTCGCCCGACCAGGCGGCCGAGGCGAGGGCGGCCCGGCCGAGCCGGACGGAATGGGAGCACCACGTGGCCGTCATCGGCCGCCTCAAGGGCCTGATGCCCGACGAGGCGGAGGCGTGGTGCATCAGCGCGTCATCGGGGGCGGCGCTGCCGGAGCATCTGGCGCATCTCGACAGGGGGCAGCCCGCCGGGTCTGCTGTCCTGCCCCGTCAGGGCTGGCGGGATATGCGGGATGCCACGGCGCGCCCCCGGCCGCCGGATGAACCGCCGCCACGCCACGACCCGCTGTCGGAGCCGCCGAGGCCGTGGACGGACGACGAATGGGCGCGGTTCGAGACCATCCACGGCCCCCGTTCGTCTGCCGCGATGGAGCAGACCCGGGCGGATGGGGCCTGACAGGTCAGAGGGATCTGCGACGTGACCCGCATCGGCGACATCGAGCCATGGAGCCCGCCGCCGCTCCTGTGGGCGGACGGATCGCCGCGCTGGCACGCGCTGCGCTGCGCGCCGCTGCGCGAGTCGGGCGACGACACCGCCGCGCATTCGGGCCGTGCCTGCGCGCTGGCGGCGGCGCTGTTCCCGGATCGCCCGCGCGTCTGCCAATGGCTGGCGTTGCACGATCTGGGCGAGAGCACGGAGGGCGGCGGGCCGGGCGACCTGCCGGCGACCGCCAAGCGGCATTCCGACCTGTGCCGCGCGGCCGCACAGCGCGAGGCGGCAGCCCTGGAGCAGATGGGTCTCGGTCTGCCCCGGCTCGACGAGCGCGAGCGGGACATGGCGTGGCTCTGCGACCGGCTCGATGCGTGGCTCTGGTGCGCCGCCCGCGCGCCGGACCTGCTGATCCGGTTCGACTGGCAGGGCGACCGGGCACAGATCGAGCGGCTGGCAACCGAAACCGGGGTCGGTCGCGCAGTCCGAATGGCCCTGCAAGCCGCTGAGCGGGCCGCTGAGCGGGCAAGTCAAGGTCACCCGCTGGTGGTAAAGGGGAAAGCGGCGATGCCGCTCACGGGGGCGCTGAGTGACGGTATCAAGATACCGCATGGGATGGCGGCGCGAAGGGGCGCGCGCGGAGCGGGAATGACGGCAGGGCTTGTCGCAGACCCCGGGCAACGGGGCTTCACGCAGGGGAATGGGGATATGGGACGCAAAGGGAAGAAGGCTGCCGCCGAGCGCGCCCGCCGGGCCGCGGCGGCACGGGCCGCAGGGGTTCCGCCCCTCGCGCCCTCGCGCATGCGGGAGCCCTCCGGGCGACCGTCGCGCGCAGCCGAGGCGAGCATCCTGCGCACGGCGCTTGTCGCCCGCGCGCGGCAGGCCGGATGGATCACGGGAGCGGAAAACCCGGACGACCGGGACGACCAGAAGCGGGTCGCCCGCGCCCTCGCCCGCGCCCGGGCGCAGAGCCTTGAAGGCGAGGCCGGGCTTGCCATCACCGTGGGCGCCCGCGACGAGGAGGAGCGCGAGCGGCTCTGGAGCACCTGGGCCGACTTCTCCTCCGCCCGTCTCGCCTGGCATCGGCGCATCCTCGGCGTCCTGCCATTCCCGGTCATGCCGCGCCCCCGCGCCGCCGAGGACATCTCAACCGGGCCGGAAGCGCCCCCCGACGACCGCACGCCGGAGGAGCGCGACGAGGCCGCAGCCCGACGCTGGGCTTGGTGGGCGGCGCGCCTTCGGACGATCCAGCCCCACATGCGCGATGCGCTGCGCGACGCCGTGGCCGGCGGCACCCCCTTCCTGCGCGGCGGAAAGCTGACCCGCGCCGGCGCGATCTTCCTCGCCGCGCTCCGCGCCGTCGCCCGGGCGCAGGACCCTTTCGCAGGAGACCCCCGATGACCCATCCCGGCGACGAGGACCTGGCCCGGTCGGTCCACCAGGCCGCCACCACACTCAACGCGGCGGTCGCCGCCGCCGTCAGCGCCGGCTTGCGGGTCGATCTGCGCGTGGACTGCAAGATCGTGCTGGGCCTGGGCGAGATCGTCGCCGTCCGACCGGACGTGCTGCGGCGGATCAACGAACGGTTGCGCGATGCCCCGGATCGTGGCACTTTGGCAGCATCGGAAGAAGCGCGCCCGGGGATCGACCCCGCGGCGCGCTTCGCCGTTCAGGAGCCCCCCCGATGACCGACCCCACCGCCTGGCCGGCGCAGAGCACGGAGCTCTGGCCGGTCGAGAAGCTCGTCGCCTACGCCCGCACCCACTCCGAGGCGCAAGTCGACCAGATCGCAGCCTCCATCCGCGAATGTGGCTGGACCAATCCGATCCTGGCTACACCCGAAGGCACGATCATCGCCGGACACGGCCGCCTCATGGCCGCCCGCAAGCTGGGGATCGAGCGCGTCCCCGTCATGGTCGCCCGCGGCTGGTCCGAGGCGCAGGTGCGCGCCTACGTCATCGCCGACAACCAGCTGGCGCTGAATGCCGGGTGGGACACCGACCTGCTCAAGATCGAGGCCGCCGACCTGAGCGCGCTGGGCTTCGACCTCAACCTCCTGGGCTTCGAAGGCCCCGCCCTCGACGCGCTCCTCGCGCCCGCGCCGACCACGGGCCTCACCGACGAGGACGAAGCCCCCGAGCCACCGGGGGAGCCGGTCTCCCGCCTGGGCGATGTCTGGAGCCTCGGCCGCCACCGCCTCGTCTGCGGCGACGCCACCGACCCGCACGCCGTGGCCGTCTGCCTCGACGGCGTGGAGCCGCACCTGATGGTCACCGACCGGCCCTACGGGGTCGAGTACGAGCCCGAATGGCGCGACAAGGCCGCGGGCAAGAAAGGCGCCACCGGCACCGCCAAGGGGAAGGTGCTGAACGACGACCGCGCCGACTGGCGCGAGGCTTGGGCGCTGTTCCCCGGCGACGTGGCTTACGTCTGGCACGGGGGCCTCTACGCCGGGGTCGTGGGCGACAGCCTGCGCGAGACCGGCTTCGTCCTCCGCTCGCAGATCATCTGGGCCAAGGAGCGGTTGATCCTGAGCCGCGGCGATTACCACTGGCAGCACGAGCCGTGCTGGTATGCCGTCCGCAAGGGCCGCCGCGGGCACTACGGCGGAGGCCGCAAGCAGTCGACGCTCTGGCAGATCGAGAAGCCCACCAAGAGCGAGACCGGCCACGGCACCCAGAAGCCCGTCGAGTGCATGCGCCGGCCGATCCTCAACAACTCCTCCCCCGGCCAGGCGGTCTACGAGCCCTTCTCCGGGTCGGGGACCACCATCATCGCGGGCGAAACCACCGGCCGCCCGGTCCACGCGATCGAGTTGAACCCGGTTTACGTCGACGTCGCCATCGCCCGGTGGGAGGCCTTCACCGGCAACAAGGCTGTGCTCGAGGCGACCGGGGACTCCTTCGCCGCCACCGCCGCCCACCGCCGGCCGGACGCCGCATAGGGATGCCGCGCGATGCTCGAGGGGATTTCCGACAGCAGAAAAAGCGGCAGCACCGGACCCGGCCGCCCCCCACACCAGCCGACCGAAAAGGACCGGATGCTGGTGACGCTCCTCAAGGCTCAGGGCGCGAAGGAGGACTTCATCGCCCGCAAGATCGGGGTCTGCCTCAACACCCTGAAGCAGCACTACCGGGAGGAGCTCGACTTCGGGAAGGAGGAGGTGGACGCGAAGGTCGGGGCATCCCTGATCACGGCCGCCATGAACCCCCAGCACCCGAAGTGGTTCTCGGCCGCCGTCTGGTATTCCCGGTCGCGCATGGGATGGGGTGGCGCGCGCGAAGCCGACCCGCCCGGATGGCGCGATGGTCTCCCGCCCGAGGGAGAATCCGATGGCGCAGTCGTCGTGACCCTGCATATGGGCGAGCGCCGTGTCCGCGATTGACCGGCGCCTGCGCAGCGCAGCGCCCCCGCTGCGCCTCGCCTGGCAACGACCGCCCCTCTATCCGAAGCAGCGCATCGCCATGTTCGACGCGCCGGACCATACCGGCGCCCCGGCGCGCATCTCGCTGATCGAGGCCAGCACCAAGGCCGGCAAGACCCATTCCGCCATCTGCTGGCTCGCCGAGCGCGCCTTCCTCGACGGCAGGCCAGGCCGCAACTTCTGGTGGGTCGCCCCGGTCAACGCCCAGGCCAAGATCGCCTACCGCCGCCTCAAGCTGGCGCTCCCGCCCTGGACCCACGAAGTCAATGCCTCCGAGCTGTTCATCCGCCTCATCAACGGCGCCACCATCTGGTTCAAGAACGCCGAAAAGCCGGACAACCTCTACGGCGATGACGTCTATGCCTGCGTGATCGACGAAGCCTCGCGCGTCCGGGAAGCGGCCTGGCACGCCGTGCGCTCGACGCTGACCGCCACCAAGGGGCCGCTGCGCTGCATCGGCAACGTCAAGGGCCGCAAAAACTGGTTCTTCCGCCTCGCCCGCCAGGCCGAAGCCGGCGCGGACGGCCTGCACTTCTCCAAGCTGACCGCCTGGGACGCGGTCGAAGGCGGCGTGCTAGACCGGGAGGAGATCGAGGACGCCCGCCGCCTGCTGCCCGAAGCCGTCTTCCGCGAGCTCTACCTCGCCGAAGCGTCCGACGACGAAGGCAACCCCTTCGGCTTCGCCCATATCGCCGCCTGCCTCGGCCCGCTTTCGCCGCACCCGCCCGTTGCCGTGGGCGTCGACCTCGCCCGCAGCCAGGACTGGACCGTGGTCGTGGGCCTCGACCGCCATGGCGCGGTCTGCGGCATCGAGCGCTGGCAGGGCGTCCCCTGGGGCGAGACCACCGCGCGGCTGGCCGACCTGATCGGCGCCCGCCCCGCCCTGGTCGACTCGACCGGCGTGGGCGACCCGATCGTGGAGGCGCTCCAGCGACGCTGCCCGCAGGTGCGCGGCTTCACCTTCACCGCCGCCTCCAAGCAGCGCCTGATGGAAGGGCTCTCGCTCTCGATCCAAAGCCGGGCGATCACGATCCCGGACGGACCGATCCGGCTGGAGCTTGAAGCCTTCGAGTATGTCTATACCCGCACGGGCATCCGCTACGCCGCCCCGGAGGGAGCGCACGACGACTGCGTGATGGCGCTGGCGCTCGCCAATGCGCTCTGGCGCGGCAGCGAAGGCCATGCCGTTGCGGAGCCGGTCGGCATTCCCCGCCTCTCGCCCTGGCTCGACGCCGCCCCTGCCGCGCCCGGCGGCGACTACGCCTATCTGGAAGGGCTCGCGCCATGACCGACGACCCGATCGACAAGCGCAGGAGCACCCTCGCCGGAATGGGCGACGTGGTCGGCACGACCGGCCTGCGCCTTTCCGGCGGGGCCATCATCGAGGAGTTCCTGCCCGAGCTCCGCGGCCAGCGCGGCGCCCGGACCTTCCGCGAGATGGCCGACAACGAGTCCACCCTGGGCGCGGTGATCTTCGTCGTCACCACGCTGCTCCGGCAAGCCTCCTGAACCGTCCAAGCGATCGACGACACGCCCGAGGCGGAGGACGGCAAGACCTTCCTCGAAGAATGCCTGGACGACATGGCCGAGACCTTCGAGGCGGTGATCGCCGAGATCGCCACCATGTTCGTCTATGGCTACGCGCCGATGGAGATCACCCTCAAGCGCCGCGCGGGGCCGAACCCCCGCGATCCGCTCCGGCATTCGCGCTTCTCGGACGGCCGCATCGGGATCGCGTCGCTCGCCCTGCGCGCGCAGACCTCCATCACCCGCTGGGACGTGGACGACCGGACGGGCGAGATCCGCGGCCTCTGGCAGCAGCCCATCTCCGGGCCGGAAATCTATCTCCCGGCCGAGAAGATCCTTCTCTTCCGCACGACCGAGGAGCGCAACAACCCCGAAGGGCGGAGCCTGCTGCGATCCGCCTATCGGGACTGGTATTTCAAGAAGCGGATCGAGGAGATCGAGGCCATCGGGGTCGAGCGCGACCTGGCGGGCCTGCCGGTCGCCCTGATGCCGTCGCGCTTCTTCGCCGCCGACGCCGACCCGGCCGAGAAGCGCCTCCTGCAGGCGTGGCAGACGCTTGTGACCTCGATCCGGCGCGACCAGCGCGAGGGCGTCATCATCCCCTCCGACCGCGATGCGTCCGGCCATCCGCTCTTCGACCTCAAGCTGCTGTCCTCGGGCGGCGCGCGGACCTTCGACACGACGCGGATCATCGACCGCCGCTCGCGCGCCATGGCGACCTCCGTGCTCGCCGACTTCCTTTTCCTGGGCCAGCAGGCGGTGGGCAGCTTCGCCCTTTCCAGCGACAAGACCGCGCTTTTCGCCACCGCCGTGGGGGCCTTCGCCCGCAGCATCTGCGCCGTCTTCAACCGCCGGCTTGTGCCGCTTCTGTGGGAGGCGAACGGCTGGAAGCCGGACGCGCTGCCGATGATCGTCTGCGGCGACATCGAGAACCCCAACATCGCCGATCTGGCGCAGCTTCTCGGGGTGCTCGCGGGGGCGGGCGCGACGCTTTTCCCCGACCGGGAGCTGGAGAACCACCTGCGCAAGCTGATGGGCCTGCCCCTCGCCCCCGAAGATGACGGGCTCGGCGCCGATCCCGCTGCCGGCGGGACGCCCGCCGACTTCGGCGCCATCGAGTGGGACAGCGCCGGGGATGAAGGAGAGGTGGCGTGATCGGGGTTCTGGCCGCAGCCCTGCGGCTGCGGGTGGCGATCGCCAAGGCGCAGCCGCGCCATCCGGCCGGCGCGCCGGAGGGGAAGGGGGGGCAGTTCGCGCCCAGCAGGGGCGCCTCGGCCGGGCGCCCCTCCGGCCGGCGGGCGGGAAAGACCTCGCCGCCGCCCGAGCGCCCAGCGTCGCTCGCCGCAGCGAAGGGTGCGCGGGGAATCACCAAGCGGGACAAGAAGTTCAACGGCACCCCCTCCGCGCTCATCCAGTCGCTCGACAAGCTGATCACGGGCGCCTTCGGCGACGGCGAGTTCCTGGGCGACAACGGACTGCTCAACTTCCACGGGGAAAACGGGACTTCGTTCATCGCCACCTTCCTCGAAGGGAAGAACGGCCCTTACGTTCACTGGGACGAGATCAAGCTGCCCGACGACGCGCGGGGGAAAAACTTCCGCCAGTTCGTGGGCGAGATGTTCGACCTCTACCGGAAGGACGGTCAGGATGCCGTCCTGATGGCGGCGGGCTACGATGTAGGCCCTTATGTCTGGGCGCGCGCGGGAGTCCTGCCCTTCCCGGAGGATTGGGAGAAGGTGCGGACCAACCTCCGCCCCCGCGTGGACGATCTGCCCCTCGACCAGAAACAGCGCGCCGACCTCTACGCCATCCTGGACTCCGATGATCCCGAAAGCATCTGGCGCCTCGCGGACGCGCCCGGCGGCAAGTCGCTCCTCGTCAACACAGGAGACCGGAAGAGGCAGCTCGAAGTGCTCTGGCGGGGGTATTTCATTTTGAACGACAGCGATCAAAATGCTAGACTTTCCAAATATGTAGGGAGAACGACATGACCAGGACCACGCCCCCTTACTCCCTTGAGGACCTTCCCGATCAGGTCCGGGAGGCCCTGAGCCGCCCGAAGGTCGGCCCGTGCGGCCTTCTGGACGACGATGACGGGAGGGACGAGATGGGCCGCCCCTCCCCGCAGGGCGGCCCCACCGATCCCGTCGCTCCTTCGTCCTCATGATCTGGCGGAGCCCGGGCCGATGCCTCTTATCCGGCAAGGCGGAACCGCGATCCTCCCGCGGCGGGAGCCGGTCGCCAAGCGGTCGCGGGCGGAGATCATTGGCGACATCGACGCGCTGGCGCGCACGATGGAGCCCGCGCTGCGCATCGCCGTCCTCGCCCATGTGGCGATCCAGGAGGACCGGGCGACGCTGGAGGCAATCCTCAAGGCGCTCCAGGACGGCAACAACGCGCTGGTGCTCGACCTGATCCTCGGAGCTGACATCGCGCCGGCCCGGCAGGCCGTCGAGGACGCCGCCCGCGCCGCCCTTTGGGCCGGCGCCGCCTCGGCCGCCCGGCAGATCAACCTGCGCCTGCGCGGCGCGACCTTCGCCTTCGACAAGCTGAACCCGCAGCTGGTCCAGTGGGTCAAATCCTACTCGCACAACCTCATCCGCGAGATCGACAAGCAGACCCGCGAGTCCGTCCGCGCCGCGCTGCTCGACGGGATGCGCAAGGGCCAGAACCCGGTCGCCACCGCCCGCGATGTTCGCCAGGCCATTGGGCTCACCACGAAGCAGGCCAAGGCGGTCGCCAACTTCCGCGCGCAGCTTGAGACCTTCCACCTGCGAACCTCCGCGAAGGGCTGGAACCTCGGGGGCAAGATCGACCGGGTCAACGGCCGCCAGGTTTTCCGGCCCGATGCGGACGGCACGCCGCTGGACGGGATCGACGAGCGGCGCCTGCGCGACTTCCGCTTCGACGGGACGCTTCGGCGCGCGATGGAGACCGGCAAGCCGCTCACCCCCGCCCAGATCGACAAGATGGTCGAAGCCTACCGCCGCAAGTTCCTGCGGTTCCGCGCCGAGACCATCGCCCGGACGGAAGCGCTTCGCGCCACCAATCAGGGGGTGCAGGAAGCCTGGCGGCAGGCGATCCTGGACGGCAAGGCCGATGCCGGGCTCGTGCGCCGGCAATGGGTGGTCGCCCGCGACGAGCGCCTCTGCCCGACCTGCTCGCCCGTGCCGGGGATGAACCCGGAGCGCGGGGTGGCGATGGACGAGCCTTTCAGGAGCCCGGACGGGCCGGTCATGCTGCCCCCGGTCCACCCGAATTGCCTACCAGCGGGCGCGCTCGTATCGGCCGGTAGCGGGATCACGGCGGCGACCCAGAGATGGCACGAGGGTGATCTGGCGGTCATCCGCACAGCCTCGGGTCAGGAGCTTTCCGCGACAATCAACCATCCGGTACTCACGGATCGCGGCTGGGTCGGCGCGGGCTTCCTCAAGGAAGGCGACCACGTAGTCCGCCGCCTTGCTCCAGAGCGGCTCGCCCCCGAAGGACACGACCACGAGAACGTGCCAGCCCGCATTGAGGACGTAGCGCGTGCGTTCATCGAGTCGGGCGAGATGCCGACCGCTGAAGTGCCAGTTGCCGCCGAACACTTCCACGGCGACGGGTTCGAGGGCGAGGTCGCAGTTGTAGCGTCCGATCGCCTTCTGGGGCACAGCCACGAGACCGCGCGCGCGGAGCATCGCGTCGAGGCTCCGCTCGTGATCGCTGGCGAAGCCCGTGAAACGAGCCTGCCGGGTGAGGGCTGTCCGCTGCCGCCTCTCCTCGGGGTCACGCTTTCCACGACGCCCAGCATGGGCGGGACCAACCTGTCGGGCTCGCTCCTCGGGGCTCATACTGGCCCACTTGACGGCTTCGGCCTCGGATCGCCCTCGGGGTTGGACGCCGGCACCAAGGAGGCAGCGCCGAATGACGCTGCGGCTGACGCCGTGCTCGCTCGCGATTTGGTTCTCGGATCGACCGGCCCGGTAGCTCTCGACGAGGTGGTCGATGTCCGGCGGATTCCATTTGCGGGTCATGTGTTTAACCTCGAAACGACGCAGGGCCACTATACCGCGAACGGCCTAATAAGCCACAACTGTCGCTGCACTATTTTTCTGCGTCAGTACGAACCCTCGCAACTCGCCGAGGGCTGATGCCCGTCATTTGCGCCCCACCTCTCCACCTCGCCCGGATCGGCCCTTAACCCGATGATCCGACGCAAGAATCCTGTTTGCCCGTCACTTGAACGGAGCCACGGCCATGCCGCTCGACGCTCTCTCCCGCCTGCGCGCCGCCATCGAGAAGGCGAAGGGCGGGGGCTCCCCTCTCAGCGACACGGACGATCTTGTCGTCAGGCTGCGCGATCTGCGGAAGGGTCTCTCCACGCCTCGGCCGCTCTACGTCCACCGCAAGCTCCGCAATGGCAAGGCGCTGATCGCCTGGGCGAAGGAGCAGGGGTTCAAGACCACCGTCCCGGCCGAGGAGCTTCACGTCACCATCGCCTGTTCGAAGCGGCCGGTCGACTGGATGGCCGCAGGCTCGCATGGGGAGGGGCAGATCGTCATCCCCGAGGGCGGCCCGCGCATGATGGAGGCCCTCGGGACAGACGGCTCGGCCAAGATGCTCCTCATCGCCTCCGCCACGCTGCGGTGGCGCCATCAGGCGATCCGCGATGCGGGGGCCTCTTGGGACTGGCCCGAGTACCAGCCCCACATCACCATCAGCTATGCGCCCGACGCGCCCGACCTCGCCACGGTCGATCCCCATCGCAGGGAGATCGTCCTCGGCCCCGAGACCTTCGAGGAGATCGAGGAGGGCTGGGCTGACCAACTGGTCGAGAAGGGCAAGGATCAGCCTCGCCATCCTGCCGGAGCGCCGGACGGTCAGGGCGGTCGGTTCGCGGAAAACCCCGGCCAGAGACTTGAAGATCAGGCCGATGGCAACTATAGTTACCAAGGCTTCACCATCCGGCGAAGCGCTGAGTTCGATCGGTGGGAGAAGAAGGTCGGAGATCCGGTCGCCCGCAGAAGGATCGCCTCTCGCATTCTGCGGGCCGAGGAGGGCAACCTTGGGGACGTCAGGGCGCTGAGCGGCAAGGCGGCAGGGATCAGCGAGATGCGGATTGATCACGGGCCGGGCTACCGGCTCTACTTCACTCGCCGAGAGACGACCTTGATCTTCTTGCTCTGCGGTGGCGACAAGTCGTCCCAGAGTCGGGATCTCAAGCGGGCCATTCAGATCAGGGACGACCTCGACAAGAGGGGGATCGACGCATGAATTTCAGTACCGAGCCCTTCGACGCGGCCCCCATCTTCGACACCCCAGAAGCCCAAGCGGAGCTTCTCGCCGAGGCATTCGAGACGGGCGAAGTTGGCTTTATCCTCAGCGCGCTCCACACTGTCGCTCGCGCCCGCGGCCTCTCTGCTGTGGCGGATGAGATCGGCATCAGCCGCCAAGGCTTGCGGAAGGCGCTGGGGGAAGGGGGCAATCCCACTCTCTCCACTCTGCTGGGTGTCATGAAGTCCTTGGGGTTCCAGGTGACCGTGACTCCAAGCGGGGCGGGTGAAGCGGTCTATCCCGAGGACGAAGACGCCCCGGAATGACGTTCATCTCGCGAGCGCCTGCGCCACAGGCCGCCATCTCGGGCTGCCGGCTGCTCTATCGTGCAGTTGGCCCCGGACTGGGCAGGCAAGCGCGTGATCCTCCGCGACGACGCCTCCGGTCGTATCTGGCGGGATGTTCTCGTCCCGCCGGACGGGCGGGTGGAGTTGGATTGCCCGAACCCCGCGTAGCCCCCTCCTGACAAGGCCCTTGCAAAATCCTGCCGATCTGGCAGATTGCCACCATGCCCCGCAGGTTGCGGAGCGCGGAAAGGCCCCGCCCCCAGCGGGGCCTTTCGCGTTTCCAAGGCCGGCGGCGCTGGTTCCGCCCTGTTGGACAGACTGAGGCCCGCCCGCCCCCTTCCGCGACGGCGGGCCTCCCTTTTCCCGGACGCGCCCCATGACGATCGGCCTGACCTTCGCCTTCGCCAAGGGCGACGCCGAAGGGCGATACGTCCGCGGCTGGGCCTCGGTCGTCTCGACGGACGGTGTGCCCGTCACCGATTGGGACGGCGACCGGATCGAGATCGAGGAGCTGCGCCGCGCCGCCCACCGCTTCGTCCTCGACGCCCGCGTGGCCAAGGCGATGCACAGGGGCGAGACCATCGGCGATGTGGTCGAAAGCCTGATCGTGGACGACCATGTCGCCCAGGCCCTCGGCATCACCGATCCGCGTCGGGGCTGGTTCATCGGCATGCGCATCAACGACGAAGCCGTTGCCAAGCGTGTCCGCGACGGCGACCTGCGCGCCTTCTCGATCGGCGGGCGCGGGATTCGCAAGACCATCACGGACTGAACCCATGCCCGCGCTCCTCAAGAGCTTGACCATCGACGAGATCAGCCTCGTGGACGAGCCCGCCAACGACGAGGCGCGGGTCGTCATCATCAAGGCGCGCCGCCCCTTCGACCTCGCGCCCGGAGGCGCCAAACCCCAGGAGACCACCATGCCCGACATGGACGCCATCGAGGCCGCGCTTGCCGAGGCCGAGCAGACGATCACCGCGCTGACCAAGGCCCGGGACGAGGCCGAGGAAGAGCGCGACGACGCGAAGGCCCGCATCGCGGAGATCGAGGAGGAGATCGCCGCCCTGCAGGCGGAGCTGGAGGAGGCCAAGGGCGAGGTGGAGAAGGCCCGCCGCGCCGCTCTTGCGCCCGAGGAGGCCGAGGAGGCGTTCCTGAAGTCCCTGCCAGAGCCGGCGCGCCGCCGCCTCGTGGAAGCCGAGGCCGAGCTGGCCAAGGCGCGCGCGCGCGAGGAGGAGCAGGCGGCCATTGCCAAGGCGCGCGCCTTCGCGCCCGGCGAGGAGGAAGCGCGGCGCCTGGGCGGCCTGCTTCTGCGCATCGAGAAGGGCCGGACCACGCCCGAGGACGCCGCCGCGGTCGAGCAGATCCTCAAGAGCGCCCGCGCCATCGACGCCCGGTCGCTCTTCTTCAAGGCGCTGGGCTCCGGCGGCGGGCAGGCGGAGGACGATCCCGAACGCGCGCTCCAAGCCAAGGCCGACGAGATCGCCAAGGCCCGCCCCGATCTGTCCAGGGCCGCGGCCTATGCGGAGGCGGTCCAGCAGAACCCGGACCTCTACGGCGCCTATGTCGCCAAGCGCCGCGCCACCATCCCGGCAATCGTCTGATCCCCTCCCCTGCGGAGCGGCGACGCCCGCGCCCCTCGAATCCAGGAGCACCCGACAATGGCTTACCAGGGCCACGGCATCGACATTTCCCGCGCCGCCGGCGCGGACCTTTCGGCGCAGCAGTTCCGCGCCGTCAAGCTGAACGCCTCCGGCCAGGTGGTCGTCGCGGGCGCGGGCGAGGCGGCCATCGGCATCCTGCAGAACAATCCCGGTCCCGGGCAGGCGGCCACGGTGCGCGTGGCCGGCATCTCCAAGGCCAAGGCGGGCGGGACCATCGCCGCCGGCGGCGATGTCGCCTCCAACGCCTCCGGCGCGCTGGTCGCGGCCACCGCCGGGCGGACCAATACCTCCGATGCAGGCGCGGCGGCCGACCCTCTGATCGGCTCGCACGTCCTCGGCACCGCCCTGGAGGGCGCCGCCAGCGGCGACGTCTTCCCGATCCTCGTCACCCACAAGGGCGCGGTGCCCACCACCGCCGCCTGATCCCCGTCCTGACCGGCCCGCAGCCACGGGCCGGTCGCCCCCGCGCGAGGCATCGCCGCGGGTTCCCCCCACGCATTCCAGGAGCTCCCGGCCATGCAACCGACGCCCGGCGACGTTCACGTCAACGCCCCGCTGACCAACATCTCGGTGGCGTTCCTCCAATCCCGCGACGATTTCATCGCCACGCGGGTCTTCCCGAACATCCCGGTCCAGAAACAGAGCGACCGCTACTTCGTCTTCGACCGGCACGACTTCAACCGGGACGAGATGGCCCTCCGCGCCCCGTCCACCGAGTCGGTCGGCGGCGGCTACAGCATCGACTCGACCCCGACCTACTTCTGCAACGAGTGGGCCTTCCACAAGGACATCCCCGATCAGGTGCGCAACAACGCGGACGCCGCGCTGAACCCCGACCGGGAGGCCACGCATTTCGTCACGCACAAGGCGCTGATCCGGCGCGAGAAGCTCTTTGTGGACGCCTATTTCAAGCCGGGCGTGTGGGCGACCGACATCGCCGGGGTCAACGCCTCGCCCGGCGCGGGGCAGGTGCTGCGCTGGAACGACGCCAACAGCGACCCGATCAAGAACGTCCGCGATGCCAAGCGCGCCATGCGCGAGTCCACCGGCTTCGAGCCCAACAAGCTGGTCCTCGGCCGCGCGGTCTACGACGCGCTGGTCGATCACCCGGACATCATCGACCGGGTCAAGTATGGCCAGACCGCCGGCGCGCCCGCGCGCGGGACGCTCAACGTGCTCGCGCAGCTTCTCGAAATCGACGAGCTGCTCGTGATGAACGCCATCGAGTCCGCGCCCAAGGAAGGGCAGCCCGGCGCGGGCTCCTTCATCGGCGGCAAGCACGCGCTGCTCGTTCATGCCGCCACGGCCCCCGGCCTGATGACGCCCTCCGCCGGCTATACCTTCTCGTGGGTGGGCCAGATCGGGGCGGCCGAGGACGGCCTGCGCATCCGGCAGTTCCGCATGGAGCAGCTCAAGTCCGACCGGGTCGAGATCGAGATGTGCCTCGACATGAAGAAGGTCGCCGCCGATCTCGGCTACTTCTTCAACGGCGTCGTGGCCTGATGGCCGAAGGGGAGGGCGGCCGGAGCCGCCTTCCCCGCCCCCTTTCCAGGTCGCGAGGACGGACCCCATGTCGCGTTATCCCAGCCTTCTGCCCTATTCGCCCCATGCCGCCTTCAAGGCGCTCCGGGTCCTCACGCTCAACGGCGTGGCCCTCCGGCCGGGCGATCCGATCGACACGACCGGGGTCCCCGAGCGGCGCCTGCGGTTCCTCTACGAGCAGCGCATGATCGCGCCGCTCGGCCCGGACGATCCCGTCCCCGTGAGGCACGCGGGCGGCGGCCAGTCCGAAGGGATCGCCGGCGCCGCAGGAGACGAGGAGGGGCAGGCTGACGGGGAGACGGCCGGCGCCGAGGGGTCCGCGCCGGCCGACGCCGCCGAGCCTCTCCTCCCGGGCGAGGCGGCACCGGCGGAGGCCGTTGCGGCGGCCTCCGCCTCCTGGCGCGTCCAGAAGGCCGGGCTCGGCGGCTGGCACGTGGTCGATGCGCGGGGCGCCCCGGTCGGCCCGGCCCACAGGACCAAGGCCGCCGCGGAGCAGGCTCTGGCCGCGCTGATCACTGAGGGATGATCCCATGCCGCTCGTGGTCGAGGACGGGTCCGGTCTGCCGGACGCGGAGAGCTATGTCTCCGTCGCCGACTTCGACGCGCATTGCGCCGCCTGGGGCTACGACATCTCCGGGCGGACGGCGGCGCAGAAGGAGGCCGCGCTGCGGCAGGCGACCGTCTTCATCGACACGCTGGGCCGCTATCGCAGCCGCCGCCTTTCGCCCGCCCAGGCGCTTGAGTTCCCCCGCGAGGACCTGACCGAATGGGGCGGCCATCCCGCTCCGGGCGTGCCCCCGCGCGTCCGGCGCGCCTGCGCCGAGCTGGCCTTCAAGGCGCTCTCGGCCCCCCTCAAGCCCGATGTCGCACGCGGCGGGCGGGTCCTCTCCGAGAGCGTCGGCCCGATCAGCGTGACCTTCGCCGACGATGCCCCCGTGGGCACCACCTGGCGCCTTGCGGAGGATCTTCTGGAGCCGTTCCTGCGCCGGGATGCGACCGACCTGCGCGGCCCCGCTTGGGAGGGACCGCTCGCCCCCGCCTTCCCGTTCGGGCTCCACGACCATCCGGGGACCTGATCCATGGGCCGCTATCTGTCCGCCCGCGAAACCGCCGCGCGGCTGATCGAAGCCCATGGCGGGCTGGCGATCCTGACCCGCACGACCCCCGGCAGCTTCGATCCGGTGACGCAGCAGACCACGGGCGGCGGAACCTCGTCCTGGACTTTCCGCGTGGTCGTTCTGCCCCCCGGCATGGCGCAGCGCTTCGGCGTGGATCTCGAAGGGAAGAACGCCCGCGAGGTGTATTTCGCGCTCGACGGCGCGCCCGTGCTGCCGCAGCCGGGCGACCGCATCACGCTCGCCACGGGCGAAACCGGCACGCTGTTCTGGGTCCAGACCTACGACCCCGCCATGGACGGGCCGATCATGACCGTGGCCTATGCGGAATGGGGCGCGCCGTGAGCACCAGGACCTTCCGCGCGAGCCTCGCCCAATGGGCGCACCTGACCGCCGAGCAGACGGAGGCGGTTGCCCGCCAAGTCTGCTTCGAGGCGGCCTCGCGCGTCGTGCAGAATACCCCGGTCGATACGGGATTCCTGCGCGGATCGTGGCAGCCCTCCATCGGCGCCCCGCTCGTCAAGGACGAGGACCTTGCCTCCGTCGATCCCGCCGGGGCCAACGCCGCCTCGCAGATCGCCCTGGCCGTGCTCCAGATGAAGGCGGGCGAGCGCTTCTGGATGCTCAACGGCTGCTCCTACGGGCGTTTTGTCGAATACGGCACGTCAAAGATGGAAGGGCGGCACTTCGTCCAGAAGGTCGTCCAGTCCTGGCCCGCGATCGTCGCGCATGTCATGGCCGACCTGGGGCTGGCCCGATGAGCGCGGTCCAGACCCTTTTCGGCGACCTCCGCGCGGCGGTGCGCGCGCGCATCCTGGGCACGCCGGGCCTGCCCCCGGTCGTCTCCTGGGAGGGGATCGCATTCACACCTGCGACCGGCACCCCATGGCTGCGCGAGCGCCTCGCCCCGATTGCATCGCAGGTCCTCGGGCTCGGCGTCGGCGGGACGATCGTGCATCGCGTGGTCGCCAACCTCACCCTCTTCTACCCATCGGGCCGGGGGACGGTGGAGATCGAGACGGCGGCCGGGCTCCTGCTCGCCGCCTTCGCCCCCTCGACCTCGCTGGTCCATGGCACCACAGCCGCGCGCGTCGCGCAGGCTGAGCGGGCGCCCCTTCAGCACGAGCCGTCCTGGGTCTCGTGCCCGGTCGCCATCACGATCCTCGCCTACACCCCCAGCTGATCCCCCCCACCCATCCCCGACAAGGAGGCCCGCCATGCCCGCGCAAGGCGCCCATCAGGCCACGATTGTGGTCCGCGAAGAATCCACCTTCGGCGTGCCCCCGGGCACGAGCGGCGGGCGCACGCTTCGCCGCGTCTCCACCACCCTCGGTCTGCAGAAGAACATCTTCGCCTCCAACGAGGCGCGGGTCGACCAGCAGGTGGGGGACCTGCGGCACGGCATGATGTCCGTCTCCGGCTCGATCGAGCGCGAGATGACCATCGCGCCCAACTCCGAAGGGCTGACCATGCTCCTCGCGGGCGCCCTGCGTGGCTCCTGGGAGGCTGGCGCCACGCTGACCCCGGCCGACTTCGCAACCGGCGTGACGATCACCAACGGCACGGGCATTGCGACCGGCCGCTCGGTCCTCACCTTCGCCGGGGCCGGAAACGTGATCTCCAAGGGCTTCAAGAACGGCGACATCATCCGCGCGACCGGCCTGACGGCCCCGGAGAACAACAACCGCAACCTGCGGGTCATGTCGGTCGGCAACAACCACCTCCACGTCCTGCCGCAGATCACCGTTTCGCCCCAGCAGGCGACCGGATGGAGCATCGCCGTGGTCGGCTCCAAGCTGGTGATGGGCACGATGAAGCGCTCCTTCACCATCGAGCAATCCTTCGAGGACGCCGGGGTTTACGAGCTGTTCCACGGCATCCGCGTCAACGGCATGCGGATCAACATCAGCCCCAACTCGATGGACACGATCACCTTCGACCTCCTCGGGCAGCGCGGGGTGATCGGCAACGCGCCCTATTTCGTCAACCCGACCGCGCAGTCGGTCGGCGGCACCGTCACCGGCGCGGACGGCGCGCTGCGGGTCGGCGGCGTGGACGTGGGCGTGGTCACGGCTCTCCAGATCAACCTCCAGAACAACCTCTCGCAACCCCCCGTGATCGGCTCGAACGTCGCCCCCGAAATCTTCTACGGCAAGATGGTCGTCACGGGCTCCGTGACCGCCATGCTGGACGGCCCGGCGCAGATGCAGGCGTTCGAGCAGGAAAGCGAAATCGACCTTGTCTGCGTCTGCCAGGCGGCCGGGGCCGAGCCGAAGGGCTTCCTGTCCTTCGCCATGTCCCGCGTCAAATACACCGGGCTGAACAAGACGGTCGGCCCGGACGGCGCGGTGCTGCTCCAGATCCCCTTCCAGGCCCTTCTGCCGACCGGCACCGTCCAGCAGGGCGGATCGCTGACCATTCAGCGCTCCTTCGCCTGATGCCGGCCCGCAAGCCCCCTCCGGCGCGGTCTGAGGGCCGCGCCGCCCCTTCCCCTCGGACGGCCCCCCCCATGGACCTCGACTTCGATCTTCCCGGACTTGATACGAAGACCCTTTCGGAGCAGGGCGTTCCCATGCCCGTGCTCGACCCTGCCGGGCGCCCGGCGCTCGACCGGCAGGGTCGGCCGATCACCATCACGCTGCTCGGCCCGGACAGCGACCGCTATCGCGCCGCCGCGCGCGCGCAGCTTCGCCGCCGCATCCAGCGCGCCTCGGCGGGGCAGGAGCCCGACTTCGCGGAGGAGGAGGCGGAGATCATCGCCATCCTCGCCGATTGCACGCTGGGCTGGGAAGGCGTCTGCACGCCGGACGGCGAGCCCATTCCCTGCACGGTCGCAGCGGCGGCCGAAATCTACCGGCGGTATCCGCTGATCCGCGACCAGGCGGATCGCTTCATCGGCGACCGGACCCGTTTTACCAAGGCGTCGTAGCGCGCCTTGTCGCCTACGGCGCCTGGCATTTCGAGCGCACCCGCCCCGTGCCCGGCGGGGGCAGCTTCGCCGACCACCAGGCCGCGGCGGCGCGCGCGCGGGGCCAACCGATCCCGAAAGGGCCGGAGCCGCCGCCGGAGGCGGTCCACATCTGGAACGCCTTCATGGCGCTGCATCTGGCGCGGTCGGCGAGCGACCTCGGGCCGAACCCGCTCGGCTGGGCGGAGATCGACGCTTGGTGCCGGCTGACGCGCACCCGCCTCGACCCGTGGGAGGCCGAGGCGATTCGGGCGCTTGACGACGCCTATCTGGCCTCCCGCATCCCGGCCGGGAAGCCCAGACCCGAAGAAGGGAAAGGGTGACGATGGACGGCGTGATCGCTCCGCTGGGTTTCGTGATCGACACCCGGGTGCTGGCGGAGGCGCGCGCGGAGGCGCAGGCGCTGGCCGCGGCCCTTCTGACCGTGGCGGACGCCGCCGACAGGCAGGAGCTGGCGCTGGGCCGGGCGACCATCCGCCTGCGCGAAGCCGTCGCCACGGCCCATCAGCAGGCCGAGGCGACCCGCGGGCAGGGGCATGCCTCGACCGACGCCGCCGCGCGCGTCGCCGTTCTGGAAGCCGCCCTTGCGCGCGCGGTGGAGCGCGAGAAGCAGCATCTGGACCTCATCCGGCAGGCGCAGGGCTTCCAGCCCACGACGCTGCTCGCGCCGTCCCTTTCGCCGCAGCCGCCCCATCCGGGCGCGGCCCCGCCGTGCCCGCGCCGGCGCCTGTCCCGCCCCCGCCGCCCGCTCTCGGGGGGGCAGCCCTGCCTGTCCTGGGGCCGGTCTCGCCCCTGGGTGCCATGCAGGCGCGCTCCACGCTCGACACTCTCGACCGGCTCGGGGCGCAGATCGGCGGGTTGACCCGTCGCATGGAGGACGGGCTTTCGGGTCGCGAGCCGGCCGCGTCGCAGCCCTCGGCGCCATCGCCGAACGAGGCGATCGCCGCCGCGCCCCCGGCGTTCCCCGCCGCGCCCGCGTCTCCGGCGGCTTCCCCGGCCCGGCCTGCGGAGCCCGCCGGCGGTCAGCCCACCCCGACGCCACCTCCGCAGCCGCCCCGGCCGTCCCAGGCGGTCGCCCCCGACCTCGGCGGGGCGAACGCCGCCTTGGCGGCCCTGACGACTTCCGTGGACGAGCTGGGCGGCCGGATGAGCGGTCTCACGGCGATGCTGATGACGACCGGCGCCGCGCTGTCCGGGCCGCAGGGCATCGAGGGGGGGCTGGGCCGGGCGACCGTCGCCATGCGCGGCCTCGGCATGGCCGTGGGCGGCACGGCGGGCATGATGATGACGCTCGCGGCGGGCATCACGACCGTCGCCGGGGCCTATCCGGCGCTGGCGGCGATGACCTATCGCGCGGAGGAAGCCGCGCGGCTCTACCAGGTCCGGCTTGAGAATATCCACGGCAGCCAGGAGACGGCCGCGCGGCAATACCAGCGCATCTTCGCGCTCGCGGTCGAGAACGGCGCGGACTTCGGGACCACGATGGAGTCCTATCTCCGTCTGGCCCGCAACAACCAGTCCATCGGGCTTTCGCCGAACGAGATGATCGCCTTCGTGGAGGCGACGCAGAAGCTGGGCGTGATCTCCGGCGCCACGCCGCACGAGCTGGCATCGGGCCTCTTCCAGTTGAACCAGGCGCTGGCCTCGGGGCGCCTGTCGGGCGACGAGCTGCGCTCGATCATGGAAAACCTGCCCGAGCTGGCCAAGCAGATCGCCCAAGGGCTCGGCGTGTCCGTGGGCCAGCTGCGCGCGATGGGCGCGGAGGGGCAACTCACCGGCGACAAGGTCGCGCGCGCGATCCTCTCGCGCCTGCCGGAAATCGAGCGCGAGTTCGCTTCCATCCCGGATACGGTCGAGCGCGCGACCAATCGGGTCGCCAACGAATGGGACCGCCTGCTGATGACGCTCGGCGAGCGTCTCAAGGCGTCCGAGTTCTACACCGAAGTGATGAACGTCACTGCGCGGATGGTGGCGGCCGTCGCGGATTCGCTTGAGCCGGAGACGAACGCGCAGGCAATCCGGCGGCGCGAGAGGGACGTGGAAGGGCGGACCGATCTTTCGCCTTCGCCCGCAGCCGAGGCGGCAGGGGCGGGCTTCGACTTCGAGGCGCAGCAGCGGGCGGCTGAGGCGCAGGGGCTGCGCACGAACAGGACGGTGGTCGGATTCTACGACGATGCGGAGGCCGAGCTTGCCGCCCGCCGTGAGGCGGAGCGGCTGCTGCAATGGCGATGGTTCGACCGAGCGGAGATCACCGCCAAGTCCAACCGGCGCTCGGCTTTCACGAGCGCCGAAACGATCAGCACGGATCTCGATCCGATCGGCCAGCGGCTCAAGACGCTCCGGGAGAATCGCCAGACGCTGGAGGACGCCATCCGCGAGATGGAGAGGCGGCCCGACGATTATGATCCGGACGAGCTGCAGCGCCTGCCGCTTCTGCGCGAGCAGGTGGCCGCGCTGACCCACCAGATCACGCTCGCGCTGCCCGCGCTCGACGACTACCACCGCCGGACCGGCCTGATGACTGCCGGTCGCGCGCTCTTCGGCGCGGGCGGCGCGGCGTCGATCTACGAGGAGGCCAATAGCCTTATCGACGCGGACGCCGCCAAGGGGCGGGAGGTCACACAGAACGAGGCGCTCAACGCTGTCCTGCGGCGACGGGTCGAGGCGACGACCACGGCCGCGGAGGCCATGGACATCGAGATCGCCGCCCAGCAGCGGCTGATCGACGCGATCGGAAAGGGGGCGGAGGCCCAGCGCGAGGCGCAGATCGCCACGGAGGCGCATGCCTACCAGATGCGCACCTTCGGGGAGGACCTGACCCCGGCCGCGCAGCGGGCGATGGACGGCTATATCGACCGGCTGCGCGCATTGAAGGAGGCGCAGGACGCCGCCGCCGCGGCGCAGCGTCTGCTCAATGCCGAGATCGACCTGGCGGTTTCCAGCGCGGTCATGGCGGCCACCGCTGCGGGGCTGTCGCCCGGCGAAATCGCGCAGATCGAGCGCGACGCGCGGACGGCGGCCGAGATCGCGCGCATCCAGGGCGGCGGGGCGGGAGCCGTCCCGAGCCACATGGGCGGGGGCATGGCCCTCGGGGGCGGCGGGGCGGCCCTGCTCGGCCTGATCGACCGCACGGAGGGCGCGGCCGACTACCGGACGCTCTACGCGCACGCGCACCGCCCCGGCGGGCGCTTCGCCGGGGTGGACGTCACCACCATGACGCTCGACGAGCTGCGGGCCTTCGACCGCGGCGGCTACGGGCAATGGGTGGCCGAACGCAACGGCGGGGTCGTGGCGACGCCGGTGGGCCGCTACCAGATCGTCGGCGACACGCGCGAGCGCGTGCAGCGCGAGATGGGCCTGCCGGGCACGACCCGCTTCACGCCCGAGGTGCAGGACGCCTTCGCCATGCACCTGCTCACAGAGCGGCTCGGGCGCGCCTCGACGGTCGAAGGCAAGATGGCGCAGCTGCGCGACGAATGGCACGGCCTGCGCCGGGTCCCGGACGAGACCCTTGCGGCGGCCATCCGCCAGTTCGAGGCGGGCCGCGCCGCGCCGTCGCGCGCCTCTGCTTCGGCGGCGACCGCTTTCCCGGCAAGCGGCGTTACGCTCGACTTCGCCCTTGGCCCAGCCCGGCCGAACCGCCCCGATCCGGCCATCACCAATCTGGTCACGCATGCGGTCGAGCAGGCCGTGGGGCCAGGCGCGCGCGTGGTCGTCACCTCCGGGCAGGAGGATCCGGGGCACCGGCATGGCTCCAATCGCCACGGGACCGGGCTGGCGGCCGATGTGGCGATCTACGACGCGCAGGGGCGTCGGATCACGGCGCGTGATCCGCGCATGGCGGACGTGGCGCGCGCCGCCGCGGCTTCGGGCGCCCTCGGGATCGGCTTCGGCGCCGAATACATGGGCGGCACGCACATGCATATCGACATGGTGCCGCCGGGGCCGGGGCAGGCCCATACCTGGGGCAGCGGCGGGCGCGCCATGCGACCGGAGCTGGTGGCGCTGATGCGCGGCGCGGACGCGCCGACGCTGACCTTCGGACCGGGATCGTCGGGCGTGCCGGCGGGCACCTCCCCCGAAGCGCTCTCCGTCCAGGCCGTCCTCACCGAAGGGCAGAACGCCGACCTGCGCGCTCGGGCTGCCGGCCTCGCCTCGATCCAGGATGTCCGCCGCGAGGCCGAGCGCATCCTGGCCGGGGTCGGGCTTGGTCCGGCCGAGCGGCGCCAGCAAGAGGTCGCGGCCATGGCGGAGGAGGCCGCGCGCGGCCTGCCGCCCGACCAGCAGGAGGCGATGCGGCAGGCGGTCATCGAGCGCGAGCGTGCGCGGGACCTTCAGGCCGAAGCCGAAGGGCTCCGCATCCTCCAGGAGAAAACGGAGGAGATGCGCGACCAGGCCGCCATCGCCGGCCTGCCCACGCGCGAATACGAGATCGAGCTGGGCGTCCGCCGCGAGATTTGGCGCGAGCAGGAGGCGGGCCGCGAGGTGACCGCCCAGCGCGCCGCCGCGATCCGGGCCGAGATCGAGGCGCAATGGGAGGCAGGCGACCTGCTGGAGCGCGAGCGCGAGCGCGCGCAGGCGATCGAGAACATCTGGACGACCACCGCCCAGGGCGTGGGATCGGCACTGGAGCAGGCGACCCGCCAGGCGATCATGAAGGGCAAGATCGACGCGGAGGACATCCTCAAGGGACTGCTCGCGGACATCACGGTCGCCATTCAGCGCGCCTTCATCACCCAGCCGCTGGTCAACGGCCTGGAGCGGTGGCTCGGCAATGTCGATTGGGGCGGGATCGGTCTCGGCTTCCTCGGCCTGGGCTCCGGGTCAGGGGGCGGCGCGCCCCTCCGCCCCATGGCCCGGCCGGCCATGCTGGCAGCCCACGGTGCCGTCCTCTTTGCCCATGGCGGCGCGACTCCCGGCGCGACGCCCTCGCCCCTTGCGCCCGCAGGCATTCCGATGGCGGATCTTTTCGCCGCCGGCGGCGTGCCGAGCCTTTCGACCTGGCGCGACGAAATCGTGGACCAGCCCACGATCTTCGACATGGGCGGCGGCGCGACCGGGATGATGGGCGAGGCGGGGTCGGAGGCGGTCATGCCGCTGGTGCGCCACGGGGCGGGCTTCGCCGTCCGCGCCCAAGACGGCGCCGGCCGGTCGGCCCTCGCGCCGCTGACGCGCGACCCCAGCGGGCATCTGTCGATCCTCGTGGACGCCTCGCCCCCGACCGCCTTCGCCCTGGGCGGGGTCGTCGGCGGCTTCGAGCCGCCCCGGCCGATGCCGCAAGGGCCGGTCGGCGAGGCGGCGCGTCAGGCTCCGCAGGGCGGAGGGGTGACCGTGATCGTCAACGACATGCGCTCGTCCCCGGACGCGCTGCCGGTCGAGCAGGAGGAGGCGGTCGGGCCGGACGGAAGCCGCGTGCTTCAGATCACGCTGCGCGACGAGGTGCGCCGGCAGCTCCGCCGAGGCGAGCTGGACGGGGCCATGCGCAGCCGCTACGGCGCGCTCCCGACCCTGACGCGGAGGTGATGCGATGTCCGCCTGGCCCGCTTCGCTGCCCCAGTTCTTCCTCGAAGCCGGCTATCGCGAGCCGTTGGAGGACCAGCTGATCGAAAGCGACATGGACGCGGGGCCGGCCAAGGTCCGGCGGCGCTTCACGACCGCCACGCGGATCATTTCCGGCTCCATCGCCATGACGCAGGCGCAGGCGGCGGTCTTCGAGACATTCTTCGCCACCACCTGCGCCGGCGGATCGCTGCCCTTTACCTGGGTCCATCCGCGCACGCGCGCGCCGGCGACCTTTCGCTTCCGCAAGCCGCTGCCCACCGTCCAGCAGGTGAGCGGCGACATGGTCGTCTATGCCTTGCGCCTGGAGATGCTGCCGTGAGCCGGTCGCTCTCGCCCACCGCCTCGGCCAGCCTTTACGCGGCCGGGACCGATCAGGTCTGGCTCTGCCTGTTGACAATCGAGCACCCGGACCTTCCCGCGCCGCTACGCTTTGTCAACAACCCGGTCTCGGTCCAGAGCCGCGGGATGACCTTCGTGGCCTATCCCTTCGAGATCGAGTTTCCGGGGCAGGGCGAGGACGGCCCGACCGAGGCGCGGGTCGCCATCGACAACGCTGATCGGTCGGTCCTGCTTGCCCTGCGCGAGCTGGAAGGGCCGCTTTCCGTCACGGTCGAGGTTGTGCTGGCCTCAAGCCTCGACACCGTGGAGGTGTCCATTCCGGGCCTCTCGCTCCGCGAGGTGGATTGGGACGAGAAGCGCGTGCGCGGGGCGCTGCGCGTGGAGGACCTTCTGAGCGAGCCGTTGAGCCTCCAGATGACGCCGGCGAGGCTGCCGGGGCTGCACTGATGCCTCCTGCCTGGGTCGCGCCCTATATCGGCCTGCCCTTCGCGCCGGGCGGGCGAACGCGCGAGGGTCTCGATTGCTGGGGCCTGTGCGCGCTCGTCTGGTCCGAGCAGTTCGGGCGCGACCTTCCCCCATACGACGGCCCCGCCTGGGTGCCCGGCCTGCCCGCCGGGTCCGTGGAGGCCGCAGCGACCGCGTATGCCCGCCGCTTCTCCCCGGTTCCGCTCGCCGAGGCAGAGGAGGGTGACGGGCTGCTCCTGCGCGTCCTGGGGGCGCCAATCCACGCCGGGCTGATCGTGGCGCCCGGATGGATGCTCCACATCGAGCGGGGCTGCGACTCGGTCGTGGAGCGCTTCGACGGGCCGCGATGGGCGCGGCGGGTGGTGGGGTGCTACAGGTGGCGGAGAAACTAGGGGAGAGGCGGGGGCGGTCCTGCTTCGGTGCTCACGCTGGGGCACTGCCGACCGCCCCGGGCCCAATATTCCAGCCAGTCGAGTGTGGAAGACCCCATGCGCGGACCAACCTTCAGGCCTACGCGAGCGTCACTGCCAACCCGGTCGATCCGAACCTCCCCGATCGGGATGTAGTTGAAGGCCATGATCCCGATCCGAATGTCGGCATAGCCGAGATCAGGGTATACCTGACCGTCCACATTCTCCGCGAAGCAGACCCGCATGTTGGCGTTCATCCGAGCGAAGACCGACTGATAGTTCTCAGTCAGGGTGAATTCACGTTGAAGCCCGATGGACTCCATGTCCGGTGAAGGACCACAGGACGCCAAGGTGGCCATAGTCAGCGCACTGGCAAGTGCTCTAAGCACGGGTCACTTCCTGCTGAATGCACCCTCCCCGCCAAGGTCTCGGGAGGGGCGCGAAACCATGATCAGGTGTCATCGGTCTCACTGGCTGGCACGTATGTCGTCAATGATGATGGTGGCGTGCGTGCGCACCGCTCCAAAGGCCTCGCCTTGGTAGGTGTAGATCACTCCCAGAAGGAGTTCTCGGGCGACATCCGGGCACTCCTTCTCCCAAGCCAGCTTGGCCAAGGCGATTTCGGCGAGTGCGCCGGTCGTAGCGGCGTCCAAGCCGGACGTGCCGCCTTGCAGCTGGTCCATGACCATCTCGGCTCGCGAGTAGATCCTCCTGTTCTCGAGGAAGTCCATCAGCGTATCCAGTTCCGGGCCGGTGCAGTCGGGACTAGCCGCGTAGGCCGCATACCTCGCCTGGGCCGAAGGAAGGTTCGGATAGAAGTCTGCAGCATCGGCCACGGCGATGGCTGGGAACGCCAGGGCGAGTGCGGTCAGGATCGCTCTGATCATCGGGGTCCTCCTCGTGTCGGCACGCTGCCACGAGCGCATGGCTCGCGCTACTCCGATGACGCGCCGCCCCTGTCGTCGGGCGCTCCTGTGGCCTGTTGGGCGAGGGCGTTCGCGATCAGGCGACGGATCGCCTCCGGGCGGTTGGGCGAGTCAGGAAGCTCGGCTCGATATCTGTCGAGATCACCCACGATGGTGCGAGGCAGGCGGACATGAATGTCCACCGTATCCGCAGGGGGGCGGCCTCGTCTTTTCTTGGGAGCATCAATGCTTGACATGGTGTCTTTATGCTCCCATAAAAGAAGCAGCCGCGCAAGGTGCTTGCGACACCTCACGCGGCCTAACCGCAACCGAACACCAGAGGTTCGATCATGGCTACCTCCGACCTTACCACGGCGCCTCTTGGCGCCAATCCCCCGCCCACGCCGGTGCGGGCGGCCTTCGAGTGCTGGCGCGCGGTGCGCGCGGCGCTGCTGGCCTCCTCGCAGGAGAGGGAGGCCTACCAGGCGCAGTTCGACGCCCTGCTGGCCGCCGAGGCCACGGTCGCCCGCCTCCGCGCGGTGAGCGTCGAGGACTTCGCCTTGAAGATCCTCGTCGCGGACGACTTCGGCGACATGAGCGCCAACACCGCGCAGGCGGCCCTCGTGGCCGAAGCGCGCCAGATCGCGGGGGTGCTGTGATGGACGACTTCCTCACCCCGGTCGCCGCCGACCGCCAGCCCGTCGTCTTCGTCCGCGACGGCGAGGTGTTCGCCACCAGCCGCGACGTCGCCGCGTTCTTCGGAAAAAACCACCGCGACGTGATGCGGGCCATCGACGTCCTCGTCGAACAGGAACCCGACCTAGCCCTGCGCACTTTTGCGCAGGGGGTCTACACCCTCCCCGAGACCGGCGCGCAGCAGCATCGCATGTTCGACATGACCCGCGACGGCTTCACGCTCTTGGCGATGGGCTTCACCGGCGCCAAGGCGCTCAAGTGGAAGTTGCGCTACATCGAGGCGTTCAACGCGATGGAGGCGGAGGTGCGGCGGATCGCGCAGGGCGGCCTCTCCATCGACCTCAACGACCCGGCGCAGCTTCGCGGCCTTCTCCTCAACTACGCCGACCGGGCCGAGAAGCTGGAGCGGCGGGTGCAGGAACTCCTCCCCTCCGAGGAGGCGCTGGACCGCATCGCCAAGGCCGATGGGTCGCTCTGCATCACCGACGCCGCCAAGGCGCTCCAGATGCGGCCCAAGGACTTGTTCCAGTGGCTTCGGGAGCACGGCTGGATCTACAGAAGGCAGGGCGGCGCGTCCGACCTCGGCTACCAGTCCCGCACCGCCGCCGGGCTCTTGGAGCACAAGGTCACGACGGTCCTGCGCGCGGACGGGTCGGAGAAGGTGACGGAGCAGGTGCGGGTGACGCCGAAGGGCCTGACCCGCCTCGCCAAGCTCATCAATCCGAGCCTGCACCTGATCCACGAGGATCGGCAGGCCGGATAGGCTGCGCCGCTGGCAAGAGGGGCGTCCCTTTCTGGTCACCCCCTTCCTCCTTGCCCGCGGGGCTGGATGATGGCAGATTGCCACCATCGGCAGGTGAATATCAGAGGGCGGCGCAGGATGCGCCGCCCTTGTTCTTTGGGGGTCCGGGATGAACGCGCTCGCGCCGCTCCCCGTTCCTGTGCGAACGGTCGCCGTTCGCCCGCACCCCTTCCAGGCCGAGCCGGTCCGCGTGACCGTGGGCGAGGGACTGACGGTCGAGCAGATCGTGGCGGCGGCCGGCCTCCGGCCCGACTTCTTCCCCTTCGTCCGCGTCTGGATCAATGATGCGGAAATCGACCGGCGCTATTGGGCGCAGGTCCGGCCGAAGCCCGGCCGGCAGGTCTATGTGGCGGTCGTCCCCCAAGGCGGCGATGGCGGGGTCCTGCGCTCCGTCCTGATGCTGGTGGTCTCCGTCGCCGCCTCCGCCTTCGCTCCGGGCATCGCGGGGGCGCTCTTTCCCGCCACGATGAAGGCCGGCGGCCTGATGGCGTCCCTCGCCACGGCCGCGGTCGGCGCGGGCATTTCCCTGCTCGGCGCGCTCGCGGTCTCGGCCCTCGTCCCGCCCCCGCCGCAGGACACCTTCCCCGGCCAGCGCGCATTCCAGGCGAGCGTGCGCAACCGCTTCGAGCCTTACGCCTTCATTCCGCAGACCTTCGGGCGGCGGCGCATCTATCCCCTCCTGGCGGCGCGCCCCTTCACGGAAGCCTCCGGCGACAAGCGGTGGCTGCGGGTTCTGCTCTGCGTCGGCTGGGGGCCGCTGGCGATCAGCGACATCCGTATCGGCGATACGCCGATCACCAGCTTTCCGAACATCAAGGTCGAGGTCCGCGAAGGCTGGCGGGCCGGCCACGCGCAGTTCGGCACGATCCCCTCCGGCAAGCTCCCCGAGGCGCCGCACAAGCTCTTCACGCAATCGGTCCGCGAGGAGACCTTCAACACGCTCCTCGCGCACAACGTCTGGCACCAGCGGACGACCCAGCCGGACACCACGGAGATTTCGGTCGATGTGACCGCCCCCTTCGGGCTGATGGAGATCGAAGGCGACGGGGGGCGCAAGGAGCGCACCATCGACGTGGACGTGCAGTATCGCAAGGTCGGCACGACCACCTGGATCAACGCCGCCTGGGACGGTCAGGACGAGGAGGACGGGACCGACCAGAACGGCCGCATCCGCCTCAAGGCCAAGAGCGCCACGCCGGTGATCCGCGGCGGGCGATGGGAGCTGCCGGAGGCCGGGCAATGGGAGGTGCGCCTGCGCCGGACCACCTCTCCCGGGTCCGAGCGCAACGCCGAGCGGGTCGAATGGACCGCCCTGCGTTCGATCACCAGCCAGTATCCGGTCGCCGTGCCGGGCCTCGCCACCATCGCGCTGCTGATCAAGGCGACGGACGAGTTCAACGGCCTGCCCGATACCATCAACTGCGTCGCGGAGTCGTGGCTGCCGGTCCGGGTCGGCTCCGGCTGGTCCTGGCAGCTCTCACGCAACCCCGCCTGGGCCTATGCGGACGCGCTGCGCCGGCAAGGCACGAAGCGGCGCATCCCGGATGCCCGGATTGATATTCCCGCCATCGAGGAATGGGCCGCGGCCTGCGCGGCGACCGCCCCGAATGCCCCGGAGCCGCGCTGGCGCTTTGACGCCACGCTCGACACGGGCTCCCTCTTCGAGGCGCTCCGGCTGATCGCCGCCCATGGGCGGGCCAGCTATGCGATGCGCGACGGGCTGCATTCGGTCGTGCGCGACACGATCCAGCCCACGCCGGTCCAGCATATCACCCCCCGCAACTCGTGGGGCTATTCGGGCACCAAGCGGTTCATCGACCGGCCCCACGCGCTCAAGGTGCAGTTCGTCAACGCCGAGAACGGGTGGCGCGAGGACGAGACCATCGTCTATGACGATGGCTATTCGGCGGCCAATGCCGACCGATTCGAGATTCTCGATCTGCCGGGCTGCACCTCGCAGACGCAAGCGTGGCGGGAAGGCCGATACCATCTCGCCGTGGGCAAGCTGCGGCCGGAGGAGCACATCGTCCATCAGGACGTGGAGAATCTCCGCTGCACCAAGGGCGACCGGGTCCAGTTCGCCCATGACGTGATCTCTGTGGGCGTGGGCTCGGGACGGGTCGTCTCCCGCGTCGCCTCCGGGGGCAATGTCACCTCGGTGACGATCGACAACGCCGTGCCGCTCCAGCCGGGCAAGAGCTATGCGATGCGCGTGCGGCGGTCGACCGGCGCCATCGTCCTCTACACGCTGCAGGGGATTGGCGCGGCGACGCAGACGGACACGCTGGTGCTTTCGCCCGCCGTGACGACCGGCGGGGCGCCGCAGGTGGGCGATCTCGTGACCGTGGGCGAGGCGACCCGCGAGACAATGCCGATGATCGTCAAGGCCGTCGAGCCCGGGCCGGACATGAGCGCCCGGCTGACGCTGATCGCCTATCACGAGGGCATTCATACGGCGGAGACCTCCACGATCCCACCTTGGTCGAGCTACGTCAACGACGACACCCCGCCCGACCAGCAGCGCCCGCCCCAGCCCGTCCTGACGGTGGTCTCGAACGAGGCCGCGCTGGAGCGCCTGGCGGACGGCACGCTGATCGAGCGGATCGCCGTGGGCATCTCGCCCTTCCCGGCGACGCGCCGGAGCATCCGCCGGATCGTGGTCCAATGGCGGCCGAGCGGGACGACCGAGTGGATCGACGCCCCCGGATCGCCCGGGCGCGCGACGCGCCTGACCTACATGATCGCGCCGGTCAAGGTCGGGGAGGCTTACGACATCCGCGCGCGGCTGGTCGGCCGCAATGGCCTCGCCTCGCCCTGGGCGGTCGTCTTGGGCCATGTGGTGGTGGGGCGGACGACGCCGCCGGCGCCGGTAGCCGACTTCACCGCCGAGCCCGTCATCGGCGGGGTCCGGCTGCGGTGGTCGGCCAACCCGGAAATCGACGTGACGGGCTACCAGATCCGGCGCGGCGCGAGCTGGGAGACCGGAACGATCGAGGTTCGGCGAACCGCCGCGACCGAGCGCTTCATCCCGATGGCCGGCTACGCCCCCGCGACCTTCTGGATCAAGGCCCGCGACTCGCTGGGGCTGATGAGCCCGGACGCCATGTCGGTCGTGGGCCAGGCCCGACGGGCGGCGCAGGAGGATATCGACGCCGACTTCCGCCCCGGCCGATCCGCGACCGCCCCCCCGCAGGTGACGGGGGTCACGGCGACAGGCGGGATCAGGCTGATCTGGCTCGAATGGGCGCGCTCGCCCGCGCCGGACCTTTCGCATTACGAGATCTACGAGCAGGCGACGGCCACGCCCGCGCCGACCGCCGGCACGGCGGCGACGCTGAGCACGGCGGCGGAGTTCGCCGCGCGCGCGTCGCTCGGCGATGCGGTCACGCGCCACTACTGGGTGCGCGCGGTCGATACGAGCGGGCGAAGGGGCGCCTGGTCGGCCCGCGTGCAGGCGACCACCGCGGAGCGCGCCGGGGTCACGACAGCAGCCGTGCAGGGGCTGATCGACGCGACCAGCTTCGCGGCCGGGGTCCGTCCCGTGGAGATCGTCTCGGCGCTTCCGACCTCCGGCAACTTCGCGGGTCGCGTGGTCTTCCTGACCACGGATGCCAAGCTCTACCGCCATACGGGCAGCCCGGCCGGGACGGCGGGCTTCACGGCCGTGGTGCCGGCGGCGGACATCACGGGGCAGATCACCAGCACGCAGATCTCCGACAGCGCCATCACTACGCCCAAGCTGGCGGCCAATGCGGTCACAGCCAATGCCATCGCGGCCAACGCGGTGACGGCGGGCAAGGTCGCGGCGGCGGCGATCGGCACGGACCAGCTGGCGGCCAATGCCGTCCGGGCGGGCAACCTGCTGCTCGTGGACATGGAGAACCTCGCGCCCGAATGGGCGTTCGAGGAGGGGGATGCAGCGCCTTTCCTGCTCGCGGGGGCGGGACAGATCGGCTGGTCCACGTCCGCCCGGACGGGCAGCCGGGCGATGGTGGTCACGCGGACCGACACATCGCAGCAGGTCACCGTCCGGTCGGTCAACGCACGCCTCGTGGCGGTCCGGGAGGGCGAGACCTACTGGATCGAGATGGAGGCGCGCTCGGAGGACGGCGAGAGCTACAGCAATGCCTGGCAGCCGCGCGTCGCCTGGTTCGACGCCTCCCGCGTGCTCATCTCGGTGACGACCCTGGGCACCTACGCGCTGTCGTCCTCCTGGGACCTGCGGACGGATCGGGTGGTCGCCCCGGCAGGCGCGCGCTTTGCCTCGCCCAGCCTGCGCCTGCCGCCCGGCGCCGCGCCCATCCGCCTCGACCGCGCGGTCCTGCGGCGCGCCAATGCCGCGCAGCTCATCGTGGACGGCTCGATCCAAGCCAACCATCTCAGCGCAGGCGAAATCATCACCCTGTCGGCGCAGATCGGGACGGGGATCATCACCCGAGCCAAGATTGCGGATGCGGCGATCAATGCGGCCAAGATCGCGGATGCGGAGGTCACGACGCTCAAGATCAGGGGCGAGGCGGTCACGGTGGCGCGGCGGGCCTTCGGATCGGGCACGCCCCGCGATGTCTCCTCGACGACCGACTGGCTCACGCTGGCCTCCGTGACGATCCCCCGCACGGCCGGCTTCGAGACGGACTACGCCGCCAACCTCTTCTTCGACGGCTACGGGCAGGGGACGATCCGGGCGGGCATCTTCCGGGGCGGCGCCCTTCTGCGCGCGCCGTCCGATGTGACCGGCCCCAGCGGGCGGCAGGCCAGCATGACGATCATGGGGACCGATTCCGACCGGGGCGCGGGGAATGCGACCTATCACCTGCGCGTCCAGCGCGTGACGGGCTCGCCCGTGCTGCGGGCCTGGGCCGGCTATCTCCGGGTTCAGCAGTTCAAGCGGTAGCGCCATGCCGGTGTATTTCGCCTATTCGACCGCGGCCGGATCGCCTGCGGCGCGGCCGGTCACGCGCTGGTGGGACGCGGCCGATGCCACGGAGGCGGCCCTGACGCCGCTTGCCCCGGACGAGGCGGGGCCGGTGCAGGATGCGGCTTTCGAGGGGTGGGTCACGGGCGCGGATGATCCATGGGGGTGGTCCTACACATGGGACCCCGGCGCGCAGACGGCCGCGCGCACAGCGCTGTCGGACCTGCCCGAGCGGCAGGCGGCGGTGCTGCGGCAGATCGAGCAGGCGGTCGCGGCGCGGCGGTGGACGCAGGAGCTGCGCGCGGACATCACGCCCGCCTCGCGGCAGGCCAACGCCGCCTATCTGGCGGCCCTTGAGGCGATGCCCCAGCATGCCTCATGGGCGACCGCCCCCGAGTCCGTGCCCTGGCCCGCCGATCCGGGCGTGGTTGCGGCCGGCTTCGACACCGGCCGGCAGCTTCGGGGGCTGCGCTCGGGGAGCAACTTCATCCCGAATGCCCGCTTCAATCTCGACACCAAGGGGTGGGTGCTCTTCGGATCGGGCGCACCCTTCGCGGAGACGTCGATCAAGCGGCGCTCCCCCGGATCGACCTGGGCGGGGTCGGACTTCTTCACCGGCGCGCTGGAGCAGCTTGGCAACGCGCAGGGCGCCTCCGTCCAGATGGCCGGGCGGGCCTTCACGAAGAACGGCGCGATGACCAACCTGGTCGTGCCCGTCAAGCCGGGGGACTGGATCGAGTTTTCGGCCCAGCTTGCGATCCTCAACTGCACGGTCGCGCTGTCGCTGGTCTGGCGCGACGCAGCCGGGGCGATCATCCCGCCGAACACGATGACGGGCCATATCGGGCAGAATACGGGCGGACCTGTCCACCAGGACGGCAATCCCGAGGACTGGCCGCGCTACTGGGTCCGGGGTCCCGCGCCGGCCGGCGCCGCCTATGCGTCGGCCGCCCTCGACAAGACACCGACGATCCTGCCCGCGACGGGCTCCTGGGTCTTCATCCACCGCCCGATGCTGACCTATTCCTACGAGGCGGCGGTGGAGCCGGCGGCCTATGCCGAGCCTGCGCCGCCCTTCACGGAGCGCGAGGCGCTGGTGACGGGCGCCATCTCCGACCCGTGGACCATCGCATCCGCGACGCCGCGCACGCATCAGGACGGCACGACGCTGACCGTGCTGACCCTCGCGCTGGGCGCCACGGCGGAGACGGACTGCATCATGCGGACGGTCTCGTTCGAGGCCCGGAACGGGGCCAATGCGGCGCCGATCATCCGCGCGCAGCGGCGCACCCGCACGGCCGGGGTCTGGTCGGTCTGGTCCACCGAGCAGTCGTGGCTCGACACGAACCTGACCGGCTCCTGGGCGCGCTACGATGGCGGCGCGGTTTTCGGCGGCGGGCACGAGGCCACCGAAATCCGGCTGCTGCTGACCGGCTCGGGCTCGAACACGTCGCTAGAGGTGCTGCGCAACTGCCGGATCAACGCGCAGCGGGTGGTGGTGTGATGATCCGTCACTTTGCGATCCTCGATGCAGCCGGTCTGGTGGTCGCGGCCGGCACCGTGCCGGAGGGCGAGGACCTGCCCGAGGGGGCGGTCGCCTGCGACCCGCACGTGGGCGAAGGCTGGTGGTGCGACGGCGGGGAATGGCGCGAGCGCCCCGCGCTGCCGGAGCCGGACGGGCTCTCGTGGTCGGGCCTGCCGGCGGGAACGGTGATCGAGGTGTGGGACGCGGAAATCGGCGTGCTGCTCGCACAGATCGAGCCGGAGGACGGAGCGGCGACCATCGGCCTGCCTGATCCGGGCGCCTACGAGGTGATCGTGCGCCCCCCGCCGCCCTGGCGGGTGCAGCGGGCGGAGTGGAGGTCGGAGTGATCGTGATCCGGCGGGATCGCGCGGCCCTGGCGGAGCATCAGGCCCGCCAGGCGGCGCAGGCGCGTGCGCGCGCGATGGCGGAGGTGCTGGGCGCGCTCGACGCGGCCGGCGGGCTGTCGGCCTGGCCTGCGGCCGAGCGCGAGTCGTGGCCGGCGAAGGCCGAAGCGGCGCGGCGGTGGCTGGAGGACCGCACGCCGTCGCCCGCGCTGGAGGCCGAGGCCGCGATCCGGGGCGAGCCCGTGGACGATCTGGCCCGCACGGTGCTGGCCAAATGCGAGGCCAATCTCATGCGCGCGGCACGGATCGCGGGTCTGCGCGCCTGGGCCGAGGCGGAAATCGCGGCGGCCCGCGACGCGGAGGCGGTCCGCGAAGCCGCCTGCCGGATCATGGACCGGATCAGGGACGAGATGGAGGCGCAGGCATGACCCTCTCCCAGCGATTGCATTGGCTCCTCTACGGCGACGCCTCCACCTCCATCTGCGGGCGGGCGTGGGCGCGGCGGCACGAGCCGGGATGGAGGCTCTTCGTCAGCCTGGTCGGAGAGGCCCACTGCCGCCGATCCGCCGAATGGCACGCCAGCCGGAGGACAGGGGAATGACCATCGAGGCCTTCCGCGCGCGCATCGCGCTGGCCAAGGACATGGTGTGGCTCGGCGCATTGATCGCCGGGTTCAGCCTCTTCTTCCTCAATCTCGCCTTCGTCCTGGTCATGGCGCTCTACGGCGACAAGATCCGCACGTGGGCGCAGGACTGGCTGGGCATCTCCGCCCTCCACCAGCAGCTCGACGAGGTGACCGGCCGCACCCGCGTGATCCGCGAGGAGCCGGGCCAGTCCTACGTCCGCGAGCCCGTCTATCTCGGCCAGCCGCTTACGCTGGTCATCGTCCTAGCCCGCACGCAGGTCGGCGCCGCCTGCCGCTTGCGGCAGTTCATCCCGCTGTTCACGGACGACTATGGCGTGACCATGGCGGGCGAGGCCATGCCGCCGCTGCGCCAGATCGGGACCGATTTCGAGCGGCTCGAAATCGAGATCGTCCCACCCCGCCGACTGGGGCTGGGCCACGCCCTGCTGCGCCTGCAACTCGAATACGAGTGCGGCGACCGAACCGTTTACGAGATGACCTCGCCGGTCGGTTTCGCCGTGCTCAGGCCGGAGGACGACGCCCCATGACCCGGGCGCCGACGAGCTGACCCGCAGCAGGACCCGCCCATGCCGCTCACACCCCGCATGATCGAGGCGCTGACCACATGGCGCAGCCTCGGAGGCCCGGACGTGCTCGGCGCCAAGATACGCACGGCCGAGAAGCTGGGCGTCAGCTACCGCCGCTGCCAGCAGCTCATCGCCAAGGCGCTCGAATACGAAAGCCTCCCCGAGGGTGTGCAGCACGCGATCAGCGCCACCGCCACGCACGGCGCGGCCCGCGCGGGTTGGCGCAAGATCCGCCACGAGGACGGCTCGGGCGAAAGCGTCTATTGGCGCACCCCGGAGCCGCAGGCCGACCCGGGCGCATGGGTCGAGGCCATCCGCGAGGGGCTGGCCGACCTCCGCGCCGCACCGGCCCGGATCGCCTCCCCGCCGTCGCCCTTGCAGATCATGGCGGTGTTCCCCGTCGCGGACCTCCATGTCGGGATGCTGGCCGACCCGGACGAAACCGGCACGGCCTGGGACAGCAAGATCGGCGGGCGCGTGTTCGCGGACGCATTCGAGCGGCTGGTCCGCGTCGCCCCCGCCGGCGACTGCGCCCTGCTCGCCCAGCTCGGGGACCTCACCCATACCGACGATCAGCGGAACGTCACGCCGCAGAGCGGCCACCAGCTCGACGCCGACACGCGCTTCTTCAAGGTGCTCCGCAGCGCGGTCGCCACGATGAAGGCCGCCATCGAGACCCTGCGGGAGCGCTATCCGCGCGTGATCTATCGGGGCCAGCGGGGCAACCACGACATGAATGTCCACCATGCGGTGACGCTGGCGCTGGCCGAGCACTACCGCGACTGCCCGGACGTGGAGATCGCCGCGTCCCCGGCGGACGTGCATGTCCGGGAATGGGGCCGGACGCTCCTGGTGCTGCACCACGGCGACCGGATCAGACCCGACCGCCTCGCGCATTTCGTGGCGGCCGAATACCCCGCGCAATGGGGCCGCACCCGCCACCGCCTTGCTCTGTCGGGCCACGTCCACCACCAGCGGGTGCACGAGGTGGGGGGACTGGTCTGCGAGAGCGTCGGCACCATCGTGCCGCGCGACGCATGGGCGCGCTCGCATGGCTATACGGCGCGGCGCGGGCTGGTCGCCATCGCCCTGCACCGCGAGGACGGCGAGATCGGCCGCTGCCGCGTGGGGGTGGGGCCATGATCCGCGAGGATGTGCTGCGCGAGGCCGCAGCCGCCATCACCGGCGACCGGCAGCGCGACTATGGACCCGCCCGCGAGAGCTTCGAGCGGACGGCCGCGCTCTGGTCGGCCGCGCTCGGACGGCGCGTCGCGCCCGAGCAGGTCGCGCTGATGCTCGCGCTGCTCAAGGTCGCGCGGCTCTGCACCAGCCCCGATCACCGCGACTCGTGGGTGGACCTCGCAGGCTACGCCGCGCTGGGGGCCGAGGTCGCCGCCCGGGACGAACGCTGACCGCCACACCCGACACCGCCACAGGGGGGCTCTCCCATGACCACGCCGCTCTCTGCGGACGAGGCCGTCCGCCACATTCAGACTCGTCTCAGGACGACCGGCTTCTACACCGGCCGGATCGACGGGATTGCCGGGGCAGGCACGCTTGACGCCTTCGACAAGGCGATCCCGGCGCGCGTGAGGATGCCCCGGCCCAAGCTGCCCCTCGGCGATGTGGACTTCGTGCGCCATGTCCAGACCCGGCTCAAGGAGCGTGGGTATTTCACCGGCTGGGTCGGCGGAACCTTCGGCCCGCTGACACGCGCCGCCTTCGACAAGGCCATGGCGGATGCCACCGCGGGAAAGCCGCCGCCCCCCGCCCCGGAGCCGGAGGAGGACGAGGAGCCCGACCGAGCGCTTGAGACGGCCCGCGTGCCGCCTTGGATCGCCGCCGGCATGGAGCCGCTGGGCTGGCACGAGGTGCGCGACAACGCCCGCCTCGCCGCCTGGCTCAAGCGCGACGGCAGGACGCTGGGCAACCCCGCCCGCTTGCCGTGGTGCGGCGACTACGTCGACACCGCCCTGCGGCTGGCGCTGCCCGACGAGCCCCGGCCGGGTCCGCTGGCCGGCAATCCCTATTGGGCGCTCAACTGGCTCCATTTCGGCAGGCGGATCACACACCCCTGCCTCGGCGCGGTCGCGGTCAAGAAGCGCACCGGGGGCGGGCATGTCGGGTTCGTCGTCGGACAGGACGCTGCCGACCTCTACATCCTCGGCGGCAACCAGAACAACCAGGTCTCGATCGCCCGCTATCCCCGCGACGCATGGGAAGACTTCCGCTGGCCCACGACCTGGTCCGGTCCGCAGATGCCGCTGCCCCGTATGAAGCCCGGCAGCACGCCCCGCACCCCTGACGAGTTCTGATCCATGCCCCCGCTCACAGCCCCCGAGCGTGCCGTCCTGGAGCGCCTGCGCAGCTTCGGCACCTGCCCCAGCCCGGCCGAATGGGCCGCGTGGCTGCGCGACCAGGAGGCCGAGCGCACCCCGCCCCGGCCCGACGCCGACCCGTTCCCGCTCCGCCACCTGGAGGCGGACCCCTTCCTCACATGGAGATAGGCCCATGACCGACCTCGCCCCCGTCATCGTGCGGATCGTCCTGCGATACCTCTCCGGCGCGCTCGTCGCGTGGGGCCTGCTCGCCCCCGAGAGCGTGCCGGGTCTGATCGCCGATCCCGACCTCAATGCCGTCCTGGTCGCAGCCGTGGGCGGCGTCATCGCCGCGCTGACCGAATGGGCCTATGCCCGCGCCCGCAGGGAGGGCGGGCCGACATGAGACGGACATGCGCCGCCGCCGTCCTCGCTATCATCGCGTCCACCGCTGGCGCGCAGGACTGCCTCGACCCCGCCATGGTCGCCGGGTGGCTGCGCGACCAGGGCTACCGGATGCACGGCTGGGGCCTCGATCACGGCGACATGGAGGAGCTGTGGCTCGGCCCCGGCGATGCGTGGGCCGTGGTCAGGACGACCCCGGCCAAATGCGCGCGGGTGGTTTCCATGCCCCAGCAGCCGGGGCGGCGGCTCGACGCGAGCCCCCGAAACCCGGGGCTGGGGCAGATGCCCATGGGCGAGGGCACGGCGGGGTAG